AAGATCAGTCAATACCTTATAATGGAAGAACTTCATCCTATTGTATTTTCAATGGATGATCTATGTACTGGAGAGATTCCTCTATGAAAAGAACTTACACTATAGAAAAGAAAAACCCCCAACATAACCAGGAATGGTCGTGGGAGGAAACTCCAGAATTGTTGGATGCTCTAAAAGTATTAGAGCAATCTAGTCGGATTGTTGACGAGAAGCGGATTTCTTAGCCTTTTCTCTCCTTTTAACCATTTTTGCATATGCTACATCCTGTTTGGTATACCATTCAGGGTGTTTTTTTGCTTGTTTAATAATTTTTTTAGCTGCTTTTTTGTCCTTCATTAGGGTTTGGCCAGTCTTGATTTAAAAATTTTGGAGGTGCCCATAGAAGAGAATGCTTGCCTACCCATTGTCCTTCTAATGCGTATTCACCTGTTTTGTGTACTTTAATGTTTAATCCTATTGATGTCTTTTGTTCGTGTGATCCATTTGGTGTAGTAGAATGTTCTAACCAACCTGGAAATAGTAATAATGTATTTGGGAAAGATTCAACTGCTATATCCCTCTGTGTTGCAAAACACTCTAAATATGCTTGACTTAATGGGGAATGGAAGTTTATAATACCGTTATGTTGTCTGGTCCTATGATAATAGACACCAGCCAATTCCCATCCTGGATGTAAATGTTTCTCTTGACAGGTACCTTTAGGATACAGGTTCAACCAAGACTGAGGTATTTCGAAGTTATCGTGCCCTATGTAATGCGTACAGCATTCCTTAATAAAGTTCGTTAAATTCGGTACCCTATCGGCATAACCACCAAGAAAATTACGTCTTTCTCCAGTTTCATATACTGGATCAACGTCAACGTTTATTTCTTGCTGTTCTTCTTCTCGAATGAAGTTTATTACATCCTCTACTTCATCATCAATCGCTGGAAAATTGTGTTCGTAGCGTACCACAGTAGAAGGGAACAGATCCATTACGGTCTCATTGATCCCACCTATTGTTAGCTTTTCAGCTCTTGCTTTTGCTACAATATCTTCCCCTCCACGTGAGGAGGTTGCACCTGTATTCTGTACCATAATATAGAATCTACTAAAATTATTTATTACCTTTAGAAATGGCTCTTTTTCAACAGACAAAAAAAGATGGGAGCGAATCTCCCACCTTAAAATGGTTAAAAAAACATCAGGTAAAGTCCAAGTGGTATTACTGGTTCTGGGGTATCTGTGCCGTTGCTGTTACAAGTGGTCAGGTCTATGTAGGTACGGGATACAGACAAATGGCAGATTCAGTTGATAGACTGGGACTTTCTCTGAGTGAATTAATTAGGAAGTCAAACTAACACTTCCTTACATAGTCGTCTGCAGTAACTCTGATTGTCGTCACACTCAATTAGGCAGTCGAAGTAGTCATTTATTTGATCGTCATTATCGTAACCATCTTCATCTACAGCGTTCCAATTTGCTAATTGGTTATGTGATAACAGGTTATGCATTGAATTTAGCCTCCGTTGAATGTTTGAATTGAAAAATTACAAAGTAATTTCAAATCATCTTGTTCTCCTTATGCTACACTATATAGGCTACAATATCCTCACTTGCTAACAAAAATTTATGCCTAGTCCAGTTATTATTGATGAAACCGAGCACATCACAGTGGCGGTAGAGGGTGATAAATCACCTACAGAAATTTACAATGATCTGATTTCTAGAATCGAAGATATCGGATCACGCAAACCAGAAGTTAGGCAAAAATGTATTGCTTTGCTCTGCTTAATTCGTGGAACTAATTTTGTATCTAATAAAACACACCCTGCTGCCAGTTTAGGCAAATGATACCGTGTATAAATAAAGTTGTACGAACTACTGCCTGAGCTAAGTGGGAACAAAAAGAATTTCACAATTAGATACTCTGGCTGATGAGGTACTTACTGGCGAAGCAATTATGCCAGTCGTTATCTCTGATCCTTTGATTCCAAATAGGAAAGCAAAGATTAATCAGTTATTTAAAGGAGTGAGTGCGGGATCCCAGACGGCTCCTGGACTTTGTTTTGATTTGGACAGGGACACAGGTCTCTATCAATCCGCATATGATGAGATAGGTCTCGCTTTTGGTACATCATCAATGTACTATAGGAAGCAGGGAAACGCAGATGGATCTGCCACTATTAGATTGATTGCAAGTGATACAACCTCTGCTAACGTTAACATTGATTTACGACCGCAGGGTTCTGGTAAATTCCTTGTTAATGGTCCAACAGAGTTAATTGATACGAACTTTTACATTGCTGACGATCAGAACCCTGATAAGAAAGCAAAGTTTGAGGTATCTGCTGTATCTACTGGTGCTGGTATTCGTACGTTTGCTTTACCAAGTACAGGAAGTTTTACTTCTACTACTTTGATCGGTAATGATACCGCACAGACTATTAGTAATAAGACTATCATCATTCAGGATGGTAACCTACAGATTGTGGGTTCATCAAATGCTGGTAAGATAGCACTATTTGAAACTGACTCTTGGGAAGCACCTGTAACTCACATCTACAGACTCCCTGATTATGGTACTTCTGCATCTCAGAGTACAATACTTGATACTATTACAGAACAGGACATAAGTAATAAGAATTTAATTAACCCTACTGTATCAGATATCGCTTCTGGTGATCCAAATAACCCGACACCTGAAGTATTATTAGATGCTGGTGATCTCACCACTAACAGAATTGTAAAATTCCCAGACCAGTCTCTTACTATTGCTGGTACGGAATCTACACAAATTTTAAAGAACAAGACGTACTCTGGACCTTACTTTAGTAAGGAAGCAGATGCTACCGCTCGTGTTTATTTTGACCTGACGGAAGTTCAAGGTGCACAGACACTTAGATATGACTTCCCTACTGCATCACTAAATACAAATATACTTTCAAATAACACACTTGTAACAACTAAAGCGACACAGGTACTCGAAAACAAGAGTATTAAGGAACTTAAGTTAATTGATGGTGTTGATGAAACGAAACAGGTATTCCTGGATCTAGGTAATCTTGAAGGTACAAGAACTATTAAGTTCCCTAATGCAGATGCTACACTCCTATCAACAGAAAACGTTGGTAGTGTTGGTGTTGCATTCGGAGGTCCAATTTCGGCACCAGATCTGGGTGGCAGACTCAGAATACAACAACACTTTATAGCAGGTTGGTAATTAACAAATGACAGCAGGAAGACTCGCTGCCGTATCCCCCGCAGCAACAACAAATACGGTACTATACAGTTCTCACATTGGAATAACCACCAGTGGTGTGTTACACGTAGCCAACAGATCTGGTTCTGGTATTACCTATAGAGTGGGACATAAGGATTACAGTCAAGTTTTAACACTTGATGCTAACACCTATGACTTTAAGAAAGGTAACCCTATCACAAAGTATAAATTAGCACTCAATCCAGGATTGACGCAATCTACTGCGACACCAGGTTTGGGAGTTGTATCGGATCAAGGTAACTGGAGTGCACGTATAGGGGATGTTGTACGTACTACCACAACTACCACATATTCTACAAAGGTAAAGAGAACAGGAGACTTATTTATTGACTCCACAACTGGTTCTGGAACATTCGTTGGTGGCGAGGCTATTACTGCTGGTACGTCTGGTCTAGCTGGAGTTTTCCGTGGTATTGGTACTTCAACAATATCACTAGAACTTGATGATATTGCTTCAGGAGATACTGCTATTAAATTTACAACTGCTGATAATATGGCAGTGAATGATTATATTGTGTTTGATGCTGATAATGCTGCTGCTGAAGTCGCAACCATTACTGGTATCGCATTCTATAACTCACCAACTAATACAGGAGGTGCTACCGTAACTGTTACTCGTGGTACATTTGGTACTACTGCTGTAGCACATACACCTGGTCAATACCTTCAGGCATATACTCCATCTGGAACAACAACTACTATTAACGAGGGTCAGGTATATCAGTCTACTGACTTAACAGTGACTGTTACTAATGGTACTACTGTAGTATCAGGACAGCATATACTTATAGGTAACGAAGTTCTACTTTGTACTGCTGTTGCTGGTAATGACCTTACAGTTGAGCGTGCACAGTGGGGAACCACAGCAGCGAACCATAACGATGGTGCTACTGTTACACCATTGGTTGCTACTGCTGGTGCTACTGGTGCTGCAAAATGGTTTACTGCTGAGGAAACATTAACTGGTGCTGGTGGTGCAACTATAGATACACCTCTCACATTAACTGTTACTTCTAACATTGGATTCCAGAGTAGATTTATTTGGTCTGAAACAGCAGGAGAAGAAATAATACCTGATACTCAGTTTACTGTTGATAAGGATAGAACTTATCGATGGGACATATCAGACGCTAGTAACTCTTCCTTAGCATTTAGATTCTCTGATGTTAACGAAGGTACAAACGCTACACCTACTGCTGGTACAGAATTTACTACAGGTGTAACGAAGGTCGGTACCGCAGGATCTGGAGGTACAGCATATATTGAAATTTCAATAACTGCTAATACTCCTGACCCTCTATACTACTATGCTGATGGTACTGCAGGATATGCAGGAAACATTGATGTAGTACAGGATCCAGTCTTTGACTCAATATACGTTTATGACGTTGAAGGTGGTACACCTGTAACTGGTAACACATTTGTTGTTGGTACTGCAACTCAAACCTTAGGATCACCAACACCTGGTGCTTGGGGTTATGTTCAGAAATGGAACAAAGGTGTTTCTGCTGATCTGACGATTACTTGGGGTGGCAACACTACACCTTTTGCTGGTAGTGACACCTTTGTTGATACTCCACCTATTCAAGGTATAGGTACAAGACAAGTAGCAACGGTTAGTTCTGTTACTGATGCTAATGCTTTAGTAAATGAAGATTACCTATTTTATGATAAGACTTGTGCTGCAAATGACACTAATGAGCACAAGGGTATTGTTATCGGACCTGGTTCACACATAGTTGTGTACGCATCTGATACTAATGCTACTTTCCAACTTAATGGATTTGAGAATCAAGTTGGTGACTATAGTCAAACTCAATATCAACCCCCTGCAGGTAGCACTCCTTAAGGCGGGATAAATATAAACATAAGGTTCATTAAGTAAATGGCATTAACCCGTCTTAAGAATATCATCACGTCGAGGACTGGTCGTATTATATACGTCAACCCCGACGATTTTGATGCATCGGATGCATACGACAACCGAGGTAACTCTGCTTTGCGTCCATTTAAGACGTTACAACGTGCCTTTCTTGAAGTATCTAGATTTTCATATAGAGTTGGACTTAGTAATGACGAATTTGACGCATTTAGTATATACCTCTATCCTTCTGAGTATGTAATTGATAATAGACCTGGTACTGCACAGTACACTGAAATTACACCATTTGATGAAAATACAAATTTCGATCTAACCTCTTCTAACAATATTCTCCATAAGTTTAACTCAGTTAACGGTGGAATCATTGTTCCCAGAGGTTGTTCTGTTGTTGGATCTGACTTACGTCGTACTAAGATAGTACCGAAATATGTACCATATCCTACAACACAAGCATCACTTGGTATTACAACTGCTAACGAACCATCTGCCTCTGGTATATTCAAACTAACTGGTGGATGTTATTTCTGGCAACAGTCTTTCTTTGACGGTGACAATAATGGAGTTTACTATCGTCCTGATATTGTTGACACTATTGCTCCAAACTTTTCTCATCATAAGTTAACTTGTTTTGAGTACGCTAATATTACAGACCTAGATCTGTACTATCAAAAGATTTCGAAGGCATACGCTACAATTCCTGATACTTCAGGTACTATCGCTCAAGACCAATTACAAGCAAGAGTTGAAGAGAACAGAATCGTTGGTCCAATTTCTGATGAATTTAGAGTATCTCAGATTATTAGAAATGGACAAACTGCTACAGCATTTACTGTTGACATTCAAGATAACCCGATCAACCACGGTTTCTCTGTTGGTGTTGCAGTTAATATTGCTGGTGTTACTGGTCCAACTGAGGCAGACTCTAATCTTTATAATGGATCATTCCTTGTAACATCTGCACAGGGTAACCAGTTTACCTATCAGATGTCCTCGGAACCAACAGGTAATGCTATTGGTAGTAACGTACTGGTTAAAGTTGAGATTGACACTGTTGACTCAGCATCTCCATATGTATTCAACTGTTCACTAAGATCAGTTTGGGGTATAAATGGTATGCACGCTGATGGTGCTCAAGCAACTGGTTTCAAATCAATGGTTGTTGCCCAGTTTACTGGTATCTCACTACAGAAAGACGATAGAGCATTTGTTAAATACAACGCATCTACTGGAAACTATGAAGCACAAGCAGCAGGTTCAGGTGCACACATCGATGGACTGTCCAAGTATCGTAAGGGTTGGAGAAATAGACACATATACGCAAGTAACGACGCATTTATCCAGGTCGTCTCGGTGTTCGCCGTTGGATTCGGTGACCACTTCTTCTCTGATAGTGGAGGAGACCTCTCAATCACGAACTCAAACTCAAACTTTGGAAACACTTCTCTTAGATCAAAAGGATTTAAGTCAGCATCGTTTACTAAGGATAAAGCGGGTCAACTCACTCACGTTATACCACCTAAGTCATTAAGTGATGTCCCAGAGATATCAATTAACTGGGTAACATTAGATATACAGAAGATCAAGGCAGCAGCAGACCCAACAAAACTATTCTTATATGGATATACCAACCAGAATGCGAAACCACCAAGTAAGGTACAGGGTTATACTGTAGGTGCTAGAAGAGATTCACCAACGGTACCAGATAATCTTAACGTATTATTGATTGCTGCTGGTGCACAAGAACCTACAACACATAGTGCAAAGTTTGATCCTTCTGGAAAAGAAGTTACAGGTACATCTCCTGGAGATGATGCTTCACCAATCAAGTTTGATCAGAACCAGTCTAACTGGTATGTTCAGGTAGATAGTGCAAATAACGATATCTATACTACACTGATTGCTAACTCACAATATAATAACCTTGGATTTACTCCTACGACATTTGTTCGAAGAGTTCCAGACGCAAGAGACCTTAAGGATAGAATTTATCGTTTCAGATATGTACTAGACAAGGATTCATTCCCAGTACCTAGAGTACCTATTACAGGTTTCGTGGTACAACCAAGATCTAGTGAAACAAACTCACCTGCCTATGATAAAACATACTACATCTATGAGGTAGAAACATATCAGGAGTTTGAACGTGGTGTTAAGGATGGTATATATTATCTAACATTCTTGAACGCATCCGTATCTCCTGCTACATCAAACTTTGATGATTTCGCATTCTCACAGAACCAAGTAGATGTTTATCCTACATTTGACAGAGATAACCCACTAGCAGACCCTGCTCCTTCTATCTCTATTGCTGATAATGAAATTTTAGGTAGAGTTACAACTACTGATGGTGCTTCACCTAATCCTAACGAGGATAAGCAACTATCAGTTACAAAAGAAAGTACTCAATTCTTCCTACTAGAGACAGAAAACAACCTAGGATACAATACTACTGCTAATACTCTTAATAATATAGTAGTAACAGCAAGACTAGGTGATGAGGAAGAGAGAAAGATTGCACTCAAACTAAATGCTGACAACTCAGTTGCACCTATATTATGTGAACTGCGAAGATACTCTATCCTTAGAGCATCTGGACATACGTTTGAGTACCTAGGTTTCGGACCAGGTAACTATAGTACTGCATTCCCATCTACACAGGTGGAGGTGCTAACACCACAACAGGTTAGACTGTCACAGTCACTGAAAGAATCAGCAGGAGTTGCATACTACTCTGGTGTTAACAGTGATGGTGAACTATTCGTTGGTAACCAGGTTATCAACCCAGTTACAGGTCAGATCACTAACGAGGATATTGCTCAACTTAACGTGTTGGGTGAAGAGAACACAACCATTCAGACATTTTCTGAGGTTGTTCTGACTGACAAATTAACTGTAATTGGTGGTGCATCTAACCAGTTAGAATCAGTATTCTCAGGTCCTGTTACCTTCCAGAAGAGAATCAATGCACAAGAGAACATCCAGACACTATTACTAACATACTCTAATAATGATGGTACTGTATTAAGACAGACATTCTTAGCATCAGATGATGGTTCTGGTAATCCTGACGTTGACTCTGCACTAGCATTTAATGATGGTGACCTAGTTTATAATATAGACTGGGAAGCAGGTGATTCATTAGGTTGGATCTATGAGACAGGTATATGGTACAAGTTCGGTATGACCGATACTGCACCTATTACTTCACGTAGATTTGGTGGTGTCACCAACTACGGTATTGGTGAAGCACCAGATGCTTCTAATAGAATGAGAATTACAGGTAACGTTGCCATCACTGGTAACATAGACGTTACAGGTAATTATGGTGCTGCTGACAAATACACTCTTGCAACAGGTGTTGCCAACAGCAATAACGGTGTGACATATCAAGGTAATGGATCAACAGCATCTTTTGCCATATCTCCTGGTCACACAGCATATTCAGTACTCGTATTCCTTAATGGTGTAGCACAGATTCCAGGTCTGGACTATACAGTTACAGGTAATGCCGTTGACTTTAGTATTGGTACAGCACCTGCTGCTACCGACGTGATCCAGATTAGGGAACTGGTAATCTAAATAGCTAACAAAGGCATCTGACGAATGACAACTAAAATAAGAGAAGGTCAGATACAAGCAGCGACTAGAGGTCTAGTTACTGCCTGGTCAATCTCAGAACAATTAAACTTACCACCATTAAATCAGTCTCAGATAAATGCTCTGGGAACTCCTGCCTATGGTACTCTCGTGTACAACAGTACCGAGGATATGGCACAGATCTATAAGGCAGATGCCAATGCTGGTAACCCAGGATGGGATGACGTTGGTGGAGGTGGTCCTTCATTAGGTGAAGGTTCAATCATTAGAACCAACGGTACAACGATACAAGAAAATATAACAATTGGTCCTGTCTTTAACGGTGGAGCAGAATTTACAAATGGTTTTACTGCTGGTCCAATAGAAATTGCGAACGGATTTACAGTAACCATTGAGACAGACGCATCTTGGACATTACTTGGAGACGATGACCTATCATACGCACAATTTGTAGATATTACGTCAGGACATATTACATCAACTGGAATACTACATTTCAGTGAGACAAAAGAATCGATAACATATTATAACTCTAGTGGTAACGTAACACACGACTTTAACGATAATAACGTAATCTGGATCAATAAGACAGGTGGTGGTAACTTTACGTTATCATTAAATAATGTTCCTTATGAATCTTGTGGTTACGGTATCACCGTAATTGTTTATGATATGGGTGGTTCAGGACTACCTAGTGGACTAAATATCAACGGTAACGGACATACTATACTCTGGGCAGGTGGTTCACAACCTGGTCAGGACAAGAAAGTTGCTGTATGTTCCCTTGCTATTATTAACCAACAGTATGACACCCAACCTTTCACAGTATTGGGATCGGGTGGTAATTACGATGTACCTTAAGGAGTAAAATATGGGACGTTTTGGTATGAGTGCAAAATTCATTCCTACTGCCTCTGGACCTAGTGCAACAGGTGGTCAAGGTGGGGGTGGAGGAGCATCATTCAGTTATGTACAAGCATCTGGTGGTTCTGAGTGGAACGAAGGATTTGCAGACGGAACTTATAGATTTCATAGATTTCAATCAGGTGGAACCTCACAGTTAAATATTAGTGCAGGTGGTGCTATTACCATTTGGGCGTGGGGTGCTGCTGGTGGAAGAGGTGGTCAAGGAGGAAATAATGGAGGCGGTGGAGGTAGTGCTCGTACTACCATTACTGTAGAGGCAGGAAATATATTGTACACTGCTGTCGGTAGAGGCGGTGGTGGAGGTAATGGATGTTATGGATGTTGGGGCGGCGGTGGCGGCGGTTCTAATAGTTCAGGATATGGTACAGGTGGTAATGGTACTCACGCTTCTTGTAGTGGATGCTCTGCTGGAGGAGGTGGAGGCGGTGCTGCTTCTATGGTCTTCCTAAATGGTTGGGGTATGGGTAATGTGAAACTCGTCGGTGCTGGTGGCGGCGGTGGAGGAGGTAGAGAAGGATGTAGTGGTGCAGGTCACGGTGGTGCTGGTGGTCAAAGAGGATCCAACGGACAGTGTGGATCTCAAGGTGGAGCGACTGGAAATAATGGTGACTCAAATGGTGATGAGTGTGGAAGACCAGGTAACGATGCCTCTGGAGGAGGTGGCGGTGGCGGTGGATATCGTGCAGGAAATTGCGGTGGTAATCCAGGTTGTGACTGCAATGGTGCTGCTGGTGGCGGTGGTGGATCCAATTGGGCAGGTGCTGATGAGGGAGATCTCACAGGACAAGGATTAGGAGGAGGTACTTGGGCAGGTAGTAACTGTTCACCAGGTAGTGATCCTAATGGTAGACGCAATGGTGCTGGTGACTGTAACGGTGAAACTGGTGTCATTGTATTCGGTTACAAATTACCTTAAGATATTATGGCAACACAAAATCCCGCAACAGATCACGACGATTACGTTTATATTGAAGGTCAACCGATTAAGTATGACGACAGACCTAATTTAATAACTGTATGTTTTCATCTCGCACGTAATGTATGTGAGATCAGTGGATATCAGGTTACTCATCCAGATGTACAGTGTAGAATAGGTTTTAGAAAAAATCATAGTATGGATTGTACCTTTGTTAATCTTAGGTATGGTATTACAATTCAACGAGTCATTGAGAACGTTGATAAATCTAAAGAAGTGAAAGAAGTAGTTTACTCTAACGAGTGGGTGGGTCCAGAGAAGTCTAATGAAGCATTTTTAACAGACTTCAACATCAAAAATCTGGAATCAGGTGAAAACTACGATATGTTATTTTGGTGTAATGAGGAGAATGAAGTCATTAATGATACCCTAAATATAACTATTGGTATTGATGATGACACTCCTGATTCATTTGTAGCACCAAAAACACAACAAGTAACTTATCACGATAGTTACAAACCAGATGATGATCAATGGGACAGAGATCAACCCTTCCTACCAGAAGGTTATACTCGCCCAACCTAATTGTATAAATAAAACTGAGGAAAAACTAAAGCAAAATGAGTACACTTAAAGTTGCATCTATTAGAGACCTCTCAGGCATTGGCGGATTCTCCCTTGCTTCAGGTAACATAACAGCGAACGGAGCACTGACAGTCAGTAACATCACCATTAATGGTACGATGTCTGGATCTTCTAGTCAGATTGTACCTTCGGTGTCAGGTCAGAGTGGTAAATTTCTTTCTAACGACGGTTCATCGATGCAATGGGCTGCTGGAGGTGGAGAGAACATTCAATCACTACAAGTATGGACAGGTAACGGTACCTGGAACAAACCATCTGGTGTCAAGTACATACACGTACGAGTACAAGGAGGTGGAGGAGGAGCGTCAGGGCACGGAGAATCAGGTGCTGCTGGTGGATACTCTGAAAGAGTTTTAGACGTTAATAGTATTGGTTCCGTTGGTATATCAATCGGTGGAGGTGGTGGAGGTACCTGGTACTTCGGTCACGGTGGAGATGGTGGTTCATCATCTTTCGGTCCTTACCTATCTGCTGGTGGTGGACACGGTGCTAATAGAAACAGTGGACACTCAGGTGGACTAGGACGTAATGGTTCTGGTGGAGACTTGAATGTCTGGGGTGGAGGTGGACAATCTCACCACGGTGGTGGTGGAGGAATCGGAGGTACATCTCACTTCGGTGGTTCAGTTGCTGGTGGTTGGCCAAATGGTGGTAACTTCAGTCATAACCATCAAGACCACGCTGCATATGGTGCTGGTGGATCAGGTGGACACTTCCATAGTTTCCGTGGATCTAACGGTAAATATGGTGTAGTCTGCGTTATCAACTACAAATAGGGGAACAATGAAGAAAGCATTAATGGATTTCAACGGCGCAGTTGCCGACATCGTAGACCCTGGTGAAGAGTACGTACTATTCTTAGGACGTGGTTGTTCCCAAATGTGGGTTAATGCACCTGATGACATCACAAAAGATTGGACACTAGAATGGTCTCCTTCTGCTAATGATGCAATATGGGTTAAGCGTACTGACGCATACTCAGATCCTGGTACCATTCGCAAAGTTGCTTATGGTGAGGTCGGGGAACAATTGGATATGTTATACAAAGACCTAGCAGCAGGTAAAGCATTAGATGCTGGAGATGCTCTGTGGTTTAATCACATCAAAGCAATTAAAGAGAACACAACATCACCATCATCTGTAGCGGAACCAATGGATCCAACGATGACTGATGATGAAATTGCTGATTTTATGGGTGATGCTGCTGAACCAGCAACGACAAGACCAGCAAAACGTGCTACAATAGATGCACCAATCTGGGAACGTTTCTCAGGATGGGGTCGTACCTATGATGAACTAGGCACATAAAAATATCAATCTGATCTAATTACCAAAATCTCCCCAATGGGGGGATTTTCTGGTATAATATGGATCTATATAATGCCCTATATAATGAAGAGGATTAATTCTTATGAAGGTTGAAAATGTTGTTATTGTTGGTGGTGGATCATCTGGATGGATGACTGCTGCTGCATTACTGAAGTTGTGTCCGTGGGTTAATGTAGTATTAATCGAAAGTGATAAACCACCAATAGGTGTAGGTGAGAGTACACTAGGACATTTTAATAAGTATTTGATTGCATTAGGACTCAAAGATGAGGACTGGATGCCATACTGTAATGCAACATATAAAAATAGTATTCAGTTCACTGATTTCAGTCAAATAGGGGAAACATTCCAGTATCCATTTGGAGAGTTTGATTTTATAGATAAGATTAAAGGACTTAATGACTGGTTTGATTTAGCACGTAATGACCCTGAAAAATGGACACCTGGGACATTCGCTGAGTTCTATAATACAGAGCAGAGTGCATTAGTTAAACATAACAAACAGTGGGATAATAGAGACAATAGGTTTAGAAGTTTTGATTGGAGAACTGAGGTAGCATATCATTTAGATGCTGAGAAGTTTGGTCAGTATTTACGTGAGAATGTATGCTATCAATATGAAGGTAGATTCACACATATTGTAGGTGAAGTACGTGGTACCGTTAAAGATATTGTAAGAGGTGGATCACCTGCTGAGTCTAATAGAACTATTAAACAACTTGCTGTTCGTTTGATTGAAGATAAGAGAACAGTTGGTGTTGTTGGTGACCTATTTGTTGATTGCACTGGATTCTCTAGTGTACTATTAGAACAACAGTTAGGTACTAGGTTTAATAAGTTTGATGACCTTGCTAATGATAGAGCATTATATGCACGTATTCCTTATAAGACACAGGAAGAACGTGAAGAGATAATGCACTGCGTGACTGATTGCCAGGCAATGTCAAATGGTTGGGCGTGGACTATACCTCTATGGGATAGAGTAGGAGTTGGTTATTGTTGGTCATCACGATTTGCAATGAGCACTGAGGTAATACCTGAGTTTGAAACTTGGATACAGAACAAGTTTGGTGTCACTCCTGACGAGTATGAAGTGAAGGAGGTTGATGTTAAGAATGGATATCACGAGAAAGCGTGGAACTTGAATGTTGTTGGTATTGGGTTATCATACGGTTTTGTTGAACCATTAGAGTCAACAGGACTATTAACCACACACGAGAATATCCTTAGACTTGTTGATGTACTCAACAGAAGAAGAGGATATATTACCAGACTTGAACGGCAATGGTTTAACTATTCTGCTCAACGTGAGGTAATAGGATTCAATAAGTTCGTTGCTATGCACTATGCACTTAGTGGACGTGATGATAATCCATATTGGAGATGGTGTACTCAAATTAATGAGTACCTATGGAAAGAGATGGATGGACTTATACGTATCAATGACAATTATGAACGCCTGGGAAGTGCACTAGATCTGGATCACGGTTTGGACACAGGAATGGGTGGGATGAATTATGTGGCAGCAGGAAATGGTATGATATTAGGCAAGGATTATTATAATCCACGTGATCCTAAAGAATTAGAATATCTCGAACAGAAGCATCTAGAGTATACTAAAGAGGTGGAGGATTTCGTTACCAGTGATGAATGTCCATCTCATTATGAATACCTACGTGATAACATCTACAAGGGAGATGACATCAGACCTGAACTTATTGATTAATTATGGCACTATCTAAACAAACATTAGACTACTTACTTGAAGCAGAAGGGAGTATCAGATCAGCAATTAAGTCTGCTGCTACTAATGAAAAACCATTGGTTGTAACTCAAATATCTAAGTTACTATATGATTTAGAGCATCTTAAAGAGTTTGAGCATCTTATGGATATAGTAGAGGAGAAGTTAGAAAGATGAATTTTAACTTCTTCAAAAAGAAGAAACCTTGGGTTAGATTCTATTCATTAGAACCTGGTCTTGCTGAGTGCTATCCACTGATACCAACCAGCAAAGTTAAGAGACAGTGGTTAGATCCTGCTGTCAAGAAGAGAAGGTGCCCATTACAAGGATCACAGAACTCTTCAAATTGTCCTGGTATTAAGCAGATTGCCCGACTTGGTTGGACAGTTGTTGCACCAATGGATTTCATTATAATTACTAATGGTGATGGTATGTCATTTCAATATGAAGTACCAAATACATTCCAGAGACACAGCAACTACATTTCAGATCACGCACCTGAACAAGTAATGCCATTGATAGATAGTCCAAGAGATACTCTTGCACATATTATTAAGATGGAATTACCTTGGAGGGTTAGAGCATCTGATGATATTGTGATGCTACAATCACCAGTTCATTGGAATAATGAATCACGCTTTGAAGCAGTTACTGGTGTATTCGATCCACGCTTTGCACTACAAATGAATGTGCAGTTAATGTGGCACGAAATGGACACAGGTCCAGAAGGTACACTTGTTAAAGCAGGTACACCTATAGCACAATATATACCAATACCCAGAACTTACCTCGAAAGAGATTGGTATGATGTAGTTCAAGAACCTGCTAATGCTAAAGACTGGGAGTTAGAAGCAGCATTTAATTATTCTATCAAGTCGGAATATATGATTCACGACAATGTACAAGGTAGAATATCACGTGCAATGAAAACCATTAAGTACCACTCTGACGGAGAAAAACTATGACTATTGATGAACTTATACAAAACTTCTATCTACAGAAGCAACAGTGTGATGTAGATATTGAAAATTATGATAAGGAGTTTAGTGATAAGAAACTAAATCCTTATGGTGTTACCACTATCGAATTTGAGAAGCGTAGTGACGCATTTAAACGTAAGTCACAACTTGAAGGTGCTATTGATGCACTGTTAATATGTAAGAGAGATGTATTAGGTGATGACTCTGATACTGCAATGCCATCATTAACTGATCTCGACCAGACTGGTGGAGGTACCGAAGAAATGGAGGTTATTGGTGGGACATCTGCTTGACATATTAAAAGAGCAAGAAACTATTCCTGTATCTCCACACTGGTTGTGGAGATTTAAATATGATTTTAAATATGATGGTACATCATTGCAAGAGCATTGTGGAAAACTAATTGACCATACCATTCAAAATACTGGTACTGGTGCAGCATTAGAAACTGGTAATGCTTTCTCAACTGCATATAATGTTGAGCATCAACCACATTACTGGGAGATACTGCAACCATTTATAAATCATATGCAACCATATCTCCACGCATTGTGGAATCACTGGGATTATGGTAGTGGTCAACCTGTACCTATTAGATCTTGGGTTAATACACACAAGAGAAGTGGAATGACTATGGAGCACCACCACAATGGTTGTCCTTTAGTTATCTCTGCATATCTTAAGCACTCTACTAATTCAGGGCACTTTCAATTTAGAGATCCTTATGAATATCATAGATGGGGATCACCTGGAGAACCACAGTTAGATCTGTGGAAAACTATACCCGTTGAAACGGGTGATGTCCTGGTATTTCCTGGTTGGTTGAAACATAGAACAGAACCATCACAGTCAGATGATGATAGAGTCTGTCTTGCAATTATGTACGGTGGCAATGATTGAAGTAAGAAGAGATATTATACCTGAACTATATCAGGACAAGATTCATTCAATGATGTCCAATGTTAGATTTGATTGGCATCTATTGAGTGATGTAACATATGCTTACACCAGTGAGATGAGGAGCAGGTATCCTAATGCTCAGAGCACTCCAGGATTTGCACATATGTTCTACGATAGAGATAATAAGATAGAGGATCAATATTGGGATTTTTTATTTCCACTTTTTCTCTCGTTTGTCCCAACTCCTAAACACGAACTACTGAGAGTTAAGGGAGGGTTGCTATTACCTACAAGGATAGGTTATAATATGCCACATATAGATGCAGAGATTCCACATACTACAGCACTGTATTATGTGAATGATTCTGACGGTGATACTCACTTTTTTGCAAAGAATGGTGAGATTGAGCAAACCATTAAACCAGAGAAGGGGAAACTCGTTATTTTTGATGGTTTAAAAATGCACGCATCGTCCTGTCCTACCCTCGCTACAAATAGAATCGTCATTAATTTCAACTATGTCTGTCAAGATTAATTACTATCAATATGAAGGAGTACATAATACTCTTGATGCTTGGGATTCTTGTATAGATGTGGATGGAGTTGGTCTTGAACCAAAAAAAGTTCTCGAAACTTACTCACCTGGGAATACACCCAATTGGGAATGTCCTGCTTGGAGGCATAAGAACTCAAGAGAGTTTATAGTTTATGCACCTCGTGAAATAATATTGCATATTGATAATGAAAGAGGTGCAGTTGGTTCACCTAGTATGACCAATGAAGAGGTTAATAATTATGTTAAGGTAGAAAATAAAAAACCACCGATAACAACAATTCAAATAATGTGTCCAATGGTACTATGTTGGACTGAATCAAAGAGAGTATGGGTTGAAGTTAAAGATCACCCAATGACATCACGTAATAATAATTTCACACTAACAAATGGTTGGTTTAATTTATCATCTTGGTGTAGACCAATATCATTTGGATTTAATATATGTGATCCAAATGAACCTGTTGTTATTAAACGTGGAGATCCGATTTATAAATTAGCATTTTATCAAGAGGACAATCTTGACCAGACATTTAAAATGGAGAAGGCACGACCACATACTGAATTACTATTAGATGTGTATAAGAGAATGAAGGTGAAACATTTTCAATCTCATCTTGCTGATGATCTCATCTTTAAAGACAAGGAAGAGAAATGTCCCTTCGGGTGGTTGTTCAATGGTTGATTTTATGGTACAATTACTATAGTTTGCAATTTGAAAATGCTTTTTAACAACATCGAGTTCAAACCACTCATTCATAAGGGAAGGGAAATACCAGATTATTATGTGAGTAAGTGTGGTAAAATTCTTAGCAACAAACGAACAAAGGGAAGAGGTACTCCCAAAATGTTAGATCATACAAGAAAACAGTTAGTTGAAGAGCGTGGGGTAAAAGGAACATATGCTAGACCTCTTGCTGTTAATTTGAGTGTTCCTATAGGATTCTTTAAGGAATATGATTATGTTGCATCCACCAATGGTGCAGGACAAGTTAGTTCAAAACACAGTAAAGTTAATATTAGATATCATAGAGCGGTAAAGGAGACCTGGGAACCTATTGATGAGCATCCACCTGTTCCTAAAGCAGATTGGGATAAGTCACCTGAATCAATGAAGCAATTTGTAAGAGAATCTGCTTATGTTGACCATATTGACGCAGACACGTCAAATAATCATATTGATAATTTAAGATGGACATCACCATTAGGTAATTCCAGTCAAAGGAAAAAGAATGGCAATGGTTGACATATATTATTATCAATTCGAAGGTGGTGCTTATGATGCTCTCAAGTCATCATTAGAGATAGATGGTGTTGGGATTGAACCAACAAGACATATTGATGAGAAGACTAATGAATTAAAGTACTATAAATGCCCTGCTTGGTCACATTTAACAAAGAGAGAGTTCACTGTCTATGCACCTAGAGATTTAACATTAGAGTTTGATTATGAGAATCAGAGTATCAACTCACCTAATCTTGTAGGACTATTTGATAGATTTGTATTACCAATTAAGGATTGGCATATACATCCTTCAATACAAATGTTCATCCCTAAGATTATGATGTGGACAAAGGCAAAGAATATATGGGTAGAGCAGAAGGATACAGGACTCACAGCACTCAATAATAATTTCAATCTGATCTCTGGGAGGTGGAACTTATCTCAATGGGAGAGACCACTGTCATTTGCAGTTGATATAATAGATAGAACTAAACCTCTTATAATTAAGAGAGGTGATCCTATCTATCGTGTTGCATTTTATCAAGAGAATAATATGATGCAAGAGTACCGTTTAGTGAAATCTAAACCTACACAAGAACGAATAGATATGGGTGAGAAGCGAGTTAACCTCAAGAATCTCATCCCTCATCTATCTAAGACCCTAATGTTTGGTGACCGACCACAATGCCCAATCAAATTCCTACAGTAATAATAGACAATTTCTTTGAAACGCCCTCTGTGATTAGGAACTGGGCACTTAGTTTAGATTACTTAGTGTGCAAAGATCACCCTGCTAAAGGTAATTGGCCAGGGAAAAGATCAAGTCATTTGTTACACGAATTAGACTATCATTTCCATCAAAGATTATGTTCTAAACTCATAGATTATCTACCTGGATATACTCAATTCGAAAGATTAGAGTCTACGTTTCATCTTTGTACTGGTAATTACGACTGTGGTTGGGTACATCGAGACTCTGCACAGTTTGGTGTAGGTGGAATGATATATTTGAACGAAACTTATACAAATGGGTGTGGTACTATATTATATGATGTACCAGAGAATGATGACCGAGTAGGGTATACTGAGGACTTCAAATCTAATGTATTAACTGATGATGAAGATGTGCGTGCTGAAGGTAATAAGATGATAAGAGAGAAGAATAGACCATTTACTTCAAATACTATATGTGAGGCAAGATATAATAGATGCCTGTTATTTGATGGTCAAAAGTATCACTCTGCTGGTGACTTCTTTGGTGATAATATAACTACTGGTAGACTCACCTTAGTATTCTTTGCGAAGGCAATATGAATATAGAAACTATTATCGAAGGACGAATGTGGATCGTTCGTAATATGATACCAAAAGAACTATGTAAACACGTAGCAATGGAATATCATATGATGAAGGATGTAATTAAATGGCAATATCCCAATGCTGACCTGGGAGATCCCACAATGCCTGGTGCTTGGAGTATGTACTGCCCTGTATGTTTTGAAGCACTAGGACAATATCAACAACCAATAGTTGAGAAGATTATAGGTAACATACCATTATGGCAGACATTTTGTTATGGTAGATTATATGTTGAGGGTACATCTTGCGTCAAACATAGAGATAGAATGTCAGGTGAATGGGTTGGTAATATATGTGTTAGTGAAGATCCAGACTATCCTTGGGCAATGCAAATAATAGTACAGAATAAAAAATATGAGATATTTCTAAATGAGGGTGATTCTTGTATATTCAGAGGACACGAGGATTTACATTGGAGAGAGAAGTATGAAGGGAAGGGGTCACAGATACAGTGCTTTGTTTCATACGTAGAGCAAAATGGAGAGTATGCTAGACTAAAATATGATGGTAGACCAATGCTTGCAGCACCTTGGGAGTCAGCAAGTGAGGAGGTCATTACTTGTCAACGAAGACAAAATAATGACGTGTACTATGGACCTGCTGAGGGACCTGGACAAATTGAAGAAAATTATGAAGATGATCTTGCTGAGGTTGAACTCTTATGAATGACTTTTATGTGGTGGATGATCTCATACCACCAATCTATCAAGAATGGTTGATAGCATTAATTAAAGATGAGAATCTAACGTGGCATAGGAAGGACAGTGCCATTATGGAGGAACTGGAGGGAGATCCTCGCAATGGTTTCTGTAATTTTCATTATCTATTTGAAATGGATAAAGGAGGGAATCTGTCACCCTTATGTAATGCTTTCACTCCCTTATCTCTTATGGCAATGGAGCAAGTTAAATGCTACAATTTGATGCGTATGCGAATAAATTGTGTCCCCAATATGTTCGCTAATCATATACAATTACCCCATATTGATAGTTATGTTAAGGATTCTTGGAATGTGGTATATTATATTGATGACAGTGATGGCGATACAGTTATTTACAACGAGCGTACCTTAAGCGATCAAGAATATCAATCTATTCTTAGCAAGGGTGAGTTCACTGAAATGACTAGAATACCACCAAAGAAAGGACGTGCTGTCATATTTCAAGGTGATTTATTCCACTCATCAACAACTCCATCAACAAAATGGAGACCAGTTGTTAATATAAATCTTTCAAAAGATACACCACCAACCAACGGAGCATATAGTAATGTCTGATTTAAATCTAATTGAAAAGGGTGACGACTGGGTACTGTATCGTGCTGAAGTTGTTCAACGTGAGCAACAAGAAATGATTACACAATTAGGACGTAGTTATAGACTATTTAAAAACACATTTACAGGATGTGATAGTAGTTTAAAGAGTGATAATTTTACATTATCAGCATTACCTACGCTGTTCAGTGATACATCAGCAGAAGATAAGGGTACCATAAAAGAAATGGCAGAGGCAGATATGTCTGGATATAGATTTTATAATGTATTTAATTTAACATCACCCTCACCATTATATTGGTTCTTATTTAAGAATATAAAACAAGTAGTTCGTGATACTTTAGGCAACAATCAACCATTGTGGATGCAATGTTGGATGAACTTTCATAAGCAAAATGAAGTATTGAAATGGCACGATCATCATTTTCCTTATCACGGATATGTAAGTATTGATCCTAAAAATAGTACAACAGAATTCAAACAAGGGTCTCTTAAATATAACATAGAGAACGTAGTTGGTAACATATATTTTGGACCAGGATGGGAAAGGATGCACAGAGTTGTTGTTAATGAAGACTATGATGATTCACCTAGGATAACATTGGGTTTTGATATTCTAACAGAACCTACACTCCCAGATGACCAATTCTCGCTTATTCCTCTACTTTAGGGTATAATTTGAGTACTAAATACATTATCAGGTCAGGTAATTTGCAATGTCTCCCTTATCAATTCATCCCGCAGTAGCACCCCAAATGCACGGTATTAGGTCTCGTATTCTTAACAACGAACAGATCGCAATCTTGCGTAAAGCAGTTACAATGTATATCGGTAGTTTGTATCAACAAAATAGCGATAACAGAATAGATGATAATGAATTACACGAGAAACTACACATTATTGATGAGATAGTAGATGAACTTCACCTAAGACAACATCATTATGACAAACCGAATCCAATTTAATGCTATTGATATAGTACCAGCATTTGCCACTCCGTTGTATATAACTAACAGCGAAGTTTCAAATGGTTTTAAACAACACTGTAGGACATTAGTTTATGATAGTGAAACTGGTAAGACTATTCAACGTGATGTTGCTGAAATATATCGTGCTTGGCACGTATTAATACATCAACAACTAGAATATTTTTTATCTAATTTTCTTGCTTGTGATATTGATGCGTTTGAGTATAAATTAGGACATAATTATTGTCGTAAAGTTAAACCTAATCAAACTATTGATTTTCAACAGAATATATCTCATACTCTGTTGACTGGTTTATATTTTATGCACAAACCTGATTGTACAATAACATTTGAAACACCTTGGAATAGTTGGCACTCAGTGTCACCTAAATGGAAGTTTTTATCTGATAATCCTCTTAATTCTAATAAGTTTAGTTATCAACCAGAAGAAGGGTCATTTATGATCTATCCATCAACAATTAATTGTTCATTAAGTAATAATAATTGTGAGCAGGATGGTTATATGCTACAATTCTATGTGTTGTGACGATTAATCTTTTCCTTGCCAACGCTATCCAAATAGAAATGAGAAACATCCTTAAATCTCTCGAACTTGGTACATACATTAAATTCCAAGATCACACTGGATACATATCATTTGTTGGTGATGATTATATTACTATTTGCACCCACGAAACTGATGCACCTGAAGCATTACACGGCAAAACGTTCTGTAATGTGCTAATATATGCAAGTGACTGGTTAGATATTGAGATAGATGAATCTCTTTATCCTCGCAACGTCAGAAACTATCACGGCAAGATAGTTGAACATCCTGGTAATGATATGTTACCACCTATTGATGAACGCTAATTATTATGAAAGACACAATTCTCTATGGTGATTGTAGAGAATCATTGAAGAATATCACCACTAAATGTCAAATGTGTGTGACTTCTCCACCTTATTATGGTCTAAGAGATTATGGTGGCGAAGCATCACAAATAGGACAGGAATCTACTCCAGAAGAGTATATTCAAGAGATGGTAAAAACATTTAGATTAGTGAGAGATTGTCTTACTGATGATGGCACATTATGGTTGAATATTGGTGATAGTTACTATAATTATAGACCTGGGAAAGGCAGTAGAACATATCCTCAACAAACTATTGCTAGTAATAACCAAGACTTACCAGAGTATACAAATAAGAGAGGTAATAAGTTAGAAGGATATAAAGAAAAGGATCTAATTGGCATCCCTTGGATGTTAGCATTTGCACTACGTGCAGATGGTTGGTATTTACGTCAGGATATAATATGGCACAAACCTAACCCTATGCCTGAAAGTGTCAAAGATAGGTGCACTAAATCTCACGAGTATTTGTTCCTCTTAAGTAAGAATAAGAACTATTATTATGACCACGAGAGTATCAAGGAGAAGGCAGTAGGAGAGCGTTGGGGAGGCAATAACCCCATCAATATGGATAACACTAAAGACACTAATAACACCTTCTCAGGGTTAACTAGACCACGTAAAATGGTGTATGATAAGAGGAACAAACGTAGTGTATGGAAGATAACAAATAGACCTTACAAGGGTGCACACTTTGCTACGTTCCCACCTGATTTGGTTAAACCTTGCATACTGGCAGGATCACGTGAAGATGACGTGGTACTAGATCCATTTATAGGATCAGGCACCACTGCACTGGTTGCTAAGGAGTTGAATAGGCATTATCTGGGTTGTGAGTTGCACGAGAATTATGGTAACCTGATTCAAAAGAGACTTGGAGTGCTCAGTTATGCCAGTGGATAAACTGTCCTTTTTAGTTAACATTTGTTACATTTCACCTGGGAATTGAGTACCTCACCATTATTATGGAGGAGTCCAAAAGATTCACGACATTATGCCAACTGCTGCTACTACTCCAAAGGCACCACGCAAGAGGAGAGCACGCAAGACAACTTCTAAGGTCACCACTGCTAAATACACAAAACCTGTTGCAATGACTATGACTGAAGAAATTAAGGCAAAGACTCGACCAGAATCTACTCACCTCAGTCTTAAAGACTATCGTGAAGACGCAAAAATTCGCTGGAGCATCCACGAGTACGAGATACAAGAACTAGGTAAAGATCTCAAGGTCGCTTATCAGTTCGTAGTCAAGCACTCAACGGTTGCTTACGAATACGTCAAAGAATCTTACAATCGAGCATTTGCTGCTAATTAAATAAATAGAGGGTCACACGACCCTCTTTTTTTATGTCATTGAAAGATTTTGTTAAGGTAGTACCGCAGAGTGAGGCAGCAAAGCAAAAACTCGCTTGGTATATGAATAACAACCCGTATGCTAGAATAGAGAATAAGAGAGAGGATGGAAGAGTTTTCCTATCTTCTCAATCACAACCCGATTTTTGGTTTTGGGTTGATCCACCAGATGACCAGCATTGGAGAATACTAGAACTATGAATGAACGCACTATTAAACCAGTTGATCCTGAATCTGATCCTGATGATGGTCTAACCATTAAGCAGAATGAGGATGGATCTTTTGCAATGAGTTGGGATGATGACGACCCTAGGTGGGCAATGTTTAACAATTTATCACAGAAGGACATTGAGAAGATTATAGTAGACTATAATGAACCCAACCTATATGGAGGATGACCATTGAACATTGAAGTAAAACTCTATGTTGCTGGTAAGGTATTCTGTGAGAATGTCATAGCACGCAACTATCAAGAGGCAAGAGAGGTAGCACTAGCACGCAACCCAAATGCTCAAGTTGTTGGAGTAACAGCAAAACTATGATCCTTGATAAAATATATGAGTTGTTGATGCGGTACCACCTGAGAAGGAAGACAATCGACTAACTGTCACATCAAATCGTGAAATAGTCTTAAAATAGACTATTGTACTTATATTAATGAGATTTGAAATTGATCGTCTTACGTCCACATCAACAACGTGCTTTAAATAGTATGTTTGACGCTGACAAGGGTCAGGTCATAGTTCCCACTGGTGGTGGAAAGACTATGATTATGATACAGCACGCCAAGCAATTACTAGAGCACGATAATACTAGAACTATTGTAGTTGTTGCACCTAGAATATTATTAGCACAACAACTATGTGAGGAATTCTTATCAGTTATTAAGACATATTCTGGTGTGCTTCACGTACACTCAGGAGATACAAAACACCAGCAAACTACTAACTCAACTGAGATATATGACTTTGCTGTTAATAACTGGAAGAGACCTAAATTGATCTTCGCTACATATCACTCACTTGGACGTATTCTATCTGCTAATATTAATATTGATTGCTGCTATTTTGACGAGGCACATAACTCTACGAAACGCAATTTCTTTCCTAGTGTTGCTTCTATGTCTGATGTTGCTGTTCAATCCTATTACTTTACTGCTACTCCTGTTCTTTCTTCTGGTAATAATAGGGGGATGAATAACAGTTTAGTTTATGGTAATGTATTAGAGAATGTACAGGCAAAAGAGTTAATTAACAACGGTAGCATAGTATCACCTACTATTGTACCTTTTGAGACTGATTTACATTTTGTAAAAGAAAGACAGCATATACATCATAGCATTACTATTCAAGATATACTTAACAACCTACCTAAAGATAAGTCTGGTAAGGTGTTAGTTAGTGTACCATCTTCTAAGGTGCTAAGTAATATCCTCGGTCATACTACTATACTCAATGAGTTAAGAAGTAGAGGGTATGATGTACTACATATTACCAGTAAGTTCGGTGCTTATGTCAATGATAAGAAAGTTAAGAGAGATATATTTTTCAACACACTTAGAGACTATGGTAGTGACATTAACCGCAAGTTTATTGTCTTTCATTATAGTATACTTAGTGAGGGTATCTCTGTCCCAGGTCTTACTCACTGCATATTATTACGCACCTTAAATCTAGTTGAAATGGCACAGACTGTAGGTCGTGTTATTCGTATGGATAAAAGAGATAGGCAAAGTATCAATGAGGGAAGGATAAAAGCAGGTGAGATGAAATTCTATGCCAAACCTACTGGTTATGTTACTGTACCAATTCATAAAGAATATGGTACAAGAACTATTAATAGGTTGCAGAAAGTAATTGACAATATCTTTGTTGATGGTATCCCACCTAGAGTAGTTCGTAGATAGTATAAATAGATATGGACAAGTTACTTTAAGGATAATGGCAGTTAGTAGCACAGTTACATCTCTAGGCACAGAGATATGTGATGCGTTAGTGGCAAAGGCGAAGACTTACCGCTTGAACGCTATCAATGCACGCATTGCAGCAGCAAAGACGACAGCAGGTGGCACCAATGGTGCGAACTACCTACTGGAAGCGAAGAAAGCGAAAATCTCTGGAGATAACGCTAGTACAGTCTGGGCATTTAATACAACTGACGTTAATGACGGTCTACTCATAACAGCAGTAGCACCTAGTGATCGTGGAGGGTATAGCAAAACTTGGGGATACATTGACAAGGATGGCAAGATAGCAAAAGACACCAGTGTAACACCAACTATTGACCTAACCAATACCAGCACTAAGGACTCATTCAAAAATACAATGACTCACCTAGGAACCCACTGGTAACTGTGCCAAAAAAGAAATCGACCACTAAATGCCCACAAGGGCATTTTTTTATGCAATAATGGTATTATACAAACGAAATTAAAACTATGAGATATTCAGTTCACTGCCCATCCGCACCTTATGAGAATTCCTCATTTGTTGACCTTGACGATTGTTGGGGTCTTTGCCTAGACCTATCCGAAGAGTATGGATATGCTGAGGTAAGATATGGTGCTTGCTTGATGGGATCATACACCAATGGTCAGTAGGTGCCAGTTGACTAACCTACACACACTTTTACCATTTGACCCTAAAATCGACTATATTAACAATATGAACAACGTTACACTACAACTCTCTCAAGATCAGCACGAACTACTCACTGATCTCTTTTCAACTATCGCTGACCTTGACCTTCAGGAGACCAGCGAGCACTGCGACCAGTTCGACAAACTATGGGACGCAGTTCTTGACGCTAAGGAGGTTGCTTAAATGTCAGTCCTTCAGAATGAAATGATTCTTGAGCAACTTCACGATGAAGTCTGGGAAGAGTTCAGAATCGCTAATGAACTCACCGAAGATCAACTCAACGAACTTTGCTGGAGAAACAAATCAGGTACACTTGAGTGCATCATCCAAGAAGCACAACAACGATTTGAAGATCTCTGCCAGTAGGCACAGGTCTTTTTTACTACATTTTATTATGTCCCCTTCTTTCACAATTCCAGTGACCACACCAGAGCAACAATACCAAGAACTCTTTGAGCAGATGTATGAACTCTGTGATGCTCAGAACTGGGGTGATCCCTTCAGTTATGCACGCAGTAGAGAAATACACCTTGCTGGTCTGCTAGGTCATAGCGTAGCAGATGACTATTCTGGTGCAGATGCCTATGATGAGAATGATAGACCTGTAGAGTACAAGTCAACCATAGGCAAGAAACTTACAGCGACCTATAATGGTATCAGTGTACAGGAGACCTGGGAAAAGCAGGTTAAATACCTACGTGAGGAGAAAATTGGTAAATATCATCACCATTTCTTCGCACGCTATCACCTCGGCAAGGTTGTTGAAGTGTACAGGATGACCGCACAACAAGTGCTTGATATCCTTGTGCCAAATCTCAAGAGACAATTTGAGAGCACCAGCAACAGAAAAGATCCTCGCCTAGGGTACACTATCCCTAACAAACTAATCAGACAGTACGGAGTTCAAGTGCTATGAAGACCTATAGAGATTTCGTGGAGTTCTCGGACGAGGACTATGTGACCATAGATCAACTGTTGAGTGATGCCATAGCAGTATCAGACAATAAAGAGGATACTGACCTATTCAGGAGCATACAGGATAAGATCGAAAGACTGTTCGATTATCACGAGTCAGTGATACTAGAGCAGCAGAGGATTCTACATAAAAATCGTTGCATAGGATGTAATGATGGTACTGTAGAAGATTCTGGAGATTGTCCAGACTGTGACGGTTGAACAACCTACACACAGTTTCACCATTTACCCACCTGATCGCCTATTATTAAGAAGTCAACAAGGGAACAACCCAAATGACCTTCAAAGACAAGAAATGGGGATCTTACAAGAAATGGGAAGATCGTTCCTATATCTTCTTTGATCGGATCGCTCAACGACTCCAACCAGTCATCTTCCGACCTTCACCCAAGATCCTCACCGAGTTCACCCTATACTATTCCAGATGATGCAACTTGAATTTGACTATGATGAGATCCTAGAGTACATCAAACACTATCCTCTCTGATCTCGTTGGGCATTGATCTCGCAAGCATTTAGTTGCTAAACGCCAATTCGTGTAAGTCCCAACAATAAAGGCATCCAATGGGTTAGTGTGAGTGCTAACATCAATCATTGAGTGTAAGTCCTTCTTTCAACTGTTAACCTCGCTCATTTAAAATGGCAAATCCATCACTTTTTGCACAACTCGAAGATGCCTCAAATGGTAACGAATTACTCCAAGTAATTGATCGTTATCTTGAGTATCTACAAACCGAGGTTTAATTACACTTATGGGGTGCTTTTGCACCCCATTTTATATAACTTTTATTATGCTAAATTTCCTCTCAGATGTATTATATGACTACTGCAAATTGAACTCTCTTGAGTTACAATCTGCGGATGACATATTGTACACTCAAAATGTCACAAATGACCAAAGAACTTGGTTATTAAATTATATCTCAGTATGGGATATAATTGCAGATCAGTAAACACTATTAAGGAGAATTAGCAATGTTTCACAGTAAATCTTTCGGAAGACTATTCTGGGTTGATGATAACCAAGATTTCAGATCTTGCCCACAATATGATAATGGAACAGGTGATTTTGACAATCAAGATTATGTTTCAGAGTGGGACGATTTGAGTGGGGTTAATATGAATGATCTCTTCGCAATTCATTCATTTTGTTTAAACAACCTCTGGAATCACGCAAACTCATTAACAATCAAGGATGGTCTATAATGCCTGATAATATACTAACAACTGAAGAGATTGATGCACTCAATGTATTAATCAATCTCGAACAAATTGATCTCATTGATGATAATGAGAATGAATTTTGGAACACTATCAAACGTAAACTTGCATTAATTCTATGAACTTAGTTAACAGATTCACTCGTGCAGGTGTTAACGGCAAACAAATAGTATGCCCACATTGTAATAACAATGCAAGGGTATTTCATTTTGCTTGGTGTGCATTAACCTGTCAAGTCTGCCACAAAAGTATAGACAAATACGAGTGGGGTGTGACAGTACACTAACCTACACACATTTTCCCCATTTGCCTATCAAATGCTCTATTGTATACATAACAACGAAATTCAAACCTTATGATCCAAGAATTCATTGATTATTGCTATTCTTTTTATAACACTGATGATGGGTTATATCCTATCGCTGGATGTACTAAAGAACGCTTATTTGCTGCTTATGGGCAATATCGTAAGACTCTAATCAGTGCTGCTAAGATTAACCATCCTCGCTATACTTGGGGAGGTGGTGATAGTGTAGACCGTGAAAGAGTAAGAGATATGATGTTATCTCTATTCCCTAATTGTGTACAATATGTACACAAACCCTATCGTACACTTTCTAACTATTAAGGAGATGAATTCAATGGACGTGGTAACACACAGAGAAGCAAGTATTCGTCTCTTAGAAGATAATTACTTGTGCAAATTACGCACCTTTGTTGACTTCGATATGTACGAAGATGCGGACGCTATCTATTCAGAATATGTTGTAGATGGCAAAGATCCAAGTGATAAGTACGAGTGGTTATTCCTCAACGACTTAACACAATTAGAGGAGGAATTAGATGACTAAAGTATTAGTTAAAGACTTCACATTTCGTATAGTATATGATAGTGAAGATGCCCTCAATCCTGTACACTTAGCAGAAGAAATTCAATGCTATTTGAACTCCAATCATTCAATTAGGGATGATGATTCCCAGGATTACGTTAATGCTGAGGTGACAGGATATAAGGTCACTAATGATAACATTACCCCATTTATTGCACAGGAGGAGTATTAATGAGTTTTGAAGATTCAGTCCACAATGTTACACTAACAGGTAACGAAATCTCTACAATTCTTTACTGTTTAGAAGGATACATTGATGGCAATGATGATTACAATCAAGGAGGCAATTTCTCTCTTGATGTTGATAACATCTTCTCAGCATTAGAATCAGTTTGTGATAATTACGAGGGTAATTACACTGCTAATGATGTACAGAAGTGCATAACAAATGGCACTGATTATAGAGAATGTGTGGATCATTTGGTTGATTCAATGAACCCAACATTTCATATGGATCAGGCATTTAAGAAATTAGCAGAGGATGACACCATTTGACCTGGGAAGTGTGCCAATTAGATAACCTACACACATTTCCCCCATTTACCCCTCTGATCGCCTATTATAATAATAACAACGCAATTAAAACACTTATGAGAAAGATTGAATCCCAAATGAACCAAGCAATTCTTAACAGAACTAACTGGCAATCTTCCAACACAAGTGTACAAATTGATCCTGAGACTAACAACGCTAGTGTATACTTACACGGCAACAAAATTGCTGAGGTAAGTAGAATCGATTTCCGCCTATTTGACGGAGGTTGGCAATCAAACACCACTAAATCCCGCCTTAACGCTATTATCGAAGCGGTCGGAAAATGGGGTGAAGGTGTATATCAGAAAGACTGGACTTGGTACTTCAGACTATCAGATAAGACATCAATCCCATTTGTTAGTGGTATGTTACTAGACTAAATTGCAAACCTTCGTTATTAATCAAATGGCACAAACTTTCGACATCTATGAATCACTAACTGGTGACGAATTAGATACAGTTACTAACATTTTCCTAGATGCACTTTCTAGGCAAGCAAATATTCAACCTGAAGTATTTGAATTGGTAACTAACATTATTGTTGATTAAATTACAGTTGACAAGGTATCAATCAGTACTATATAATAGAGGGAATTAAATATTTCCCTCTTTTTTATTGTCCTTTTATAATTAACAACAATGAGCGAAGAATTAAGTGACAGTTTAGAACAAATAGCGAACCCAACTGTCTATGGATTGTTTATGCAACCAGTGGGACGATTTACCAATCAAAATCATACTGAACATAAGCAAATCATCCTGGATTACATATCATCATTAACTGAAATTAGCGATAATAAAAGATATGCTATCAGTCATAAAGTATCGCAGTTAGGTGTTAACAATGTCCTAGAATTGCCTGAACTAAGTGATATCAAGGAAATGATATTAGAGGCAATTAGTAAGACTAATAAGGACGCACTAGCATATGATTTAGGCGATACAATTAAACTCACTGATTCATACTTAGAATTGGGTAATGAGGGGTCTATGTATGCACCACACGAGCACAGCAATGTGTTATATAGTGGCACATATTTCGTGAACTTCGATCCATCTAAGCACGCAATGATGAAATTTCGTAGACATTGTAGCAGCACACATTACCCTGTAGTTGTTGTTAACAACACAGCACAAAATGCGTTCAATCAATTAGATTGTACTGTACCATATAACGAGGGAGATGTTATCATTCACCCCCCAAATATGCAACACGGATATGAAGGAAATGGGCATCCTAATCGTATTTCGTTAACATTTAACGTCGCCCCTTTTTGAAATGAGGTATTAATTAAATGACTTACTTATTCACTAAAGTTGATAACAACACCTACAAAGATGCTGATGGTAATGTATACAAACAGATACCAGATTACGAGGACTATTTTATAGATAGCGATGGTACAGTTTATTCTGCTAAGTATGGAAAATGGAGGCAATTAAAGACACATTTAAATGAAAATGGATATAGACGTGTTACATTAAGGCAAAATGGTAAGACCGTAGTAAGAAGAATTGCCCGATTATGTGCTTCCGCATTTATACCAACTACGAACGATTGCAGGAATGTTTTACATATAGACGGTGATAAATTGAATGATAATTATAACAATCTCAAGTGGAGTTAGTATCAAATAGACCCATAGATTAGTATCCCCGCTATAATAAATAAATGGTAAATTAAATATACTATGTTATTTTATCTCTTCCACAATATGTGTGGAAAAGTATTACTTTAATGTGGAAAACTATGTACTATTAAGTATATAATAAGCACTACAATAAGGTCATACTAAATGTTATAAACTAGCGGAGGATTAGCAACCTAAGGAGTCTATCTAGTAACGCACGAGTTGTCAACACATAGGGGATGTACACAAAATGACACAAAAGGGTTTACAATATGCCTTTAATTCTGTATAATTAGCGTTGTACACTACAATGTCACATAGTGGCACAATTTCCAATGGGAAGGACTTACAAACGTAACGACACGTATAAGTCAAATAGACCTAAATCTTTGAGGGAAAAGAGAAACAATTCGAACCGTAATAAGGGTCGAGTTACTAACACAAACTCCACGCATTATGAGAGCAGTGAGTATCAACAATCAAACACTAATTACAACACTGAGGGTAACACAAATGGATGACAAATTACGCCTTATTAATAGTAAAGATTGGATCGACAATATGTTAGATGAAGATGATAGCGAAGATGGACAATCTATGATAGAATATGAAGATCAATCCTATGGAGATTTAGACCTTGACTACACACATTCCCAGTAAGATTGCAGTGTGGTTAGAGTTACTTGATGAGGGTAATTTGCCACCTGATGAACAAATAGAGTGTGCACAGTTCTTAATAGATTGTGACCTACATAATGAACTCCTTCAGTATCAACAACTGTGTGATTATTTCATAGCGGAAGGGTTATGTTATGATGTGCAATATGATGAGGCAGAGTAACACAAATGGAGTAGGATTGCACCCACTAAGTAACACAAACTCGTGTAGGCACTAAGTAACATTTTGACATATTAAAAAAGTTGCATTAGTGTAACCTACAAAAGTATAGGGACGAGTATATTATCGAAATCGCGATTAGGGTCCCCCTATATACAAAAAAATTTCCCAGGGTAAAAAATGTCAGATAAGTTAATCAAAAAATATGAGGAGCAGTACTCGAAGTACCTTGGTCGCCCTTGGAAGAAACAGAAGGGTGGGGGATGCTTCACGCTATTGTACGATATGGGTGTAGACCTCGGATACCACGAATGTAAAGAAGACTACTCTTTCACCGCTAGAAGTTTTATGAAGGAGTTGTGGGAAGGCGAAGACTGGGAGTGTACCTATGACAGTTCGAAGGATACCCTAGACGTATCTTCTCTCAACGTCTTAGATTTGTTGCTAATGGACTTCACAGGAAAAAGAGTTTCACACGGTGCAGCGTATATCGGAGACAGGTATATGATACACCATAAAGCATATGATATCAGTAAAGTTGAAAAGATAGATACCTATATACCTTTGATCAGGTATGTAATACGAAAAAAGAATGTCTAGAAGATTTACTACTACAATCCAAGAAAACGATCACACAGGCGAATTGTACATCATTCTACCAGATGACTTAACCGAAGATTTGGGATGGTTACCATCTGATGTCCTCACATATGAGATTGATGACAGTACTGCCAAATTTGTCAAAGATACTGACTAACACTCAATTATGTGTTATAATGATTCTGTGATTGTTTAAAGGATGCCCGACCAGACTGAGTGGACAGCCACTTTTACAAAGGAAGAACGTCAGCTTATTTGCAATTCAGGCAAGTGGTGTCTATTGTATAAGGCTGAAGTTTGTGGTGGAAACCCCCTTAGAAAGGTACAAGCAACGTGGAGAAGTATACGAGAGAAATTGGAGGCTGGCGATGATTTCTTAGAATAAACTAATACCCTTTGAAGTGTACCCCGCGAGCGTCGTAACTATTATGGAAATTTTCGAAACTGTTGATATAGTAAAGGATAATATTATCCTGAAGAAAGATAACTTCCTTAAGACGGAAGACTTTCTTAAGATGCAAGCGTGCTTCTGTGGGCAGGACTTTCCGTGGTTTGTGAACCAAGCGAAGGTGATGCACGTAGCACGTATGGTAGACCCTGAGTTACAAGCGAAGGAGATCTATAATTGGCAGATGGTAAACTATCTGTATGCAGGAGGACAACCCCAGAACGAGTTCTACGAATACCTGTTACCTATAATTAAAGCATTGAAGCCCAGAGCACTGATAAGAATAAAAGCAAACCTAAACCACCATACCGATAATCTGATAGAATATGATTATCATACTGACTGTGGAGAGTATGGTGAGGACCAGTTTAATGGTGCCACAACAGCAGTCTTCTACCTAAATGATAATAACGGATATACATTCTTCCAGGATGGTCCCAAGGTAGAGTCGGTTGCTAATAGGGTGATTAAGTTCCCCGTAGGTACTCCGCACGCTGGAACATCTTGCACGGATGAGAAATTCCGTGTTGTACTCAACATTAATTATTTCTAATGGACATAAAGTATCCTAGTGATCAACAACCAAACTACCAACAACCTGGTAAACCACAGGTACAGATCCCTGAGTTCGCTAATATAGAGGAAGAGAACGAATGGAGATTTGAGATGATAGCAAAGACTGCAACTAACCTAGCTGAACGTATAGCAGGTATGGAGCAGATGTTAGGACGTGGTGCAGATATGATACAGTATAAGATACCTGGAGATGATAAACATAGTAACCTAACTCAGTTATTTGATACTCTATTCGACAGACTAAATACTCTTGAACAGCGTATAGACCAACTTGCCAGCGTACATCCTAGAGACGGGCAGGAGCTTCAAGAACCCGATTGATTCACAGGACTATAAAGTCACCTATAATGATGGTGGCGGTGGTCCTAATGACGGATTAAAGAACGTACCCGCAAATTATAAGATTACCTTTGATGGAGAAGGTGAGGGAGGATATCGCCTAGGTAAAGATGAAGTGTTTTATATTGGAGAGAAGGAAGAGATATGCTTACCCTTACCTGGTAATAATGCTACTAACGTTACCGCTACATTTGATGCTAGTGGTAATCTTGTATGTGGTGGTACTGGTAATAGTACAATACAACTGGATTTCGCGTGGAGTGATAACCCAAATACAGCAGGTACCGCTTTAGGTACGTATCAAGTCGGAGATATAACATTTACCCAAGGCAGTAACTACTCTGGTTCTGCTTCGGCTACTATGAACGTAGTAGGTGGTACAACATACAATGCTACTATAACTGGTGGTACAGGCTATGGTGGTCTTCTGGTGCAGGACAGTAATAAGAAATTATGCTTCAAAGATAACCACGGCACTGATTGTAATGCGCGAGTAATGATCGTAGGTGTTGGTAACACGTGTGGTACAGAGCGTACAGTAATATACCGTTACTACAGTGGATTGCTAAGAGATCACGCATACTATAAGGAGAAGGAGGTAAGAGAGGTCAAACACGAGTGGAGATCATACAATAGAGAACCCAGACAAAAGAGTAAATTCTATTTTACTGTAGAGGATGAACCAATAGGCGGTACTACACCGTTATACAATAATTGGAATAGTACAGGCAATGACACATATATGACCACAGGATCAGGACAAGAACTACTAGGATATATTTTCACATCTGAAGCAGCAGCAGTAGCATCTGGGACACTGGTACCAGGAGAACAAGTCCTACCATTACTAGAGTACCTTGCTCCTGCCAACTACAAAGGACCAGATCACCTCTATACTCTAAGACCACAATTCGAGGTTAACCTTCAGACAGGTGTTCCTGGTCTCCCTGACCCCAAAGACCCTATGAATGAAGAGTACCAATATGTTGGGATAGTGGGTTATGTGATGACTTCAACTGGACCAAGAAAGAGTGCAAGAATCATAGAAGTTGGAAAACCACACGACACTGGTGAAGTTGATAGGAGTGGATGGTACGATTGGGACTACCAACAGAACGGAACCTTCACTACAGACGACTATTTGCTCGAAAAAGGGGACGTTCCTTGCGTAAAAGGGTGGGGAGACCCCGATAATGCCGAAATATTGACCGATTCTGCCCATTTTGAGTGGTTTTATGGCAAAAATGGGGCAGTTAAGGCAGCTGTGCCCAAATTCCTCGGTTTTCACGACGCTTTTGAGGGTCAATTCGTATATTACCTCTATGATGCGTCATATCCGTGGAATGGACCCATATATGGCATTAATATGGTTACTTCTGATGCAAATTGTTGCCAACAAGACTATCAAAACGATCCTTGTACAGTAACACGTGATTTTCACTCATATAATTACCAAATTAAGGAATCTGCGTGGGTAACGAAGAAAACAAGGCTATTTGTGGACGTTCCCGACCAAACTCCAGGTGGAGCAGAGTCATTTTGGACTGCTGGTACTGATGATCATCGTTTATTCTTCAGATATACTTCATCTACGGGATTCTTTGCTATAGGAGAGCGTATTAACGGATGGATGATTACTGCAGTGCGATATTTTGGTGATGAGATGAATTGTGGGTATATGGAATTGACACAATTACAAGCAGAAGGCAATGGTGGCGCATTTGTGTACAATAATACGTATACCTCACAAAATAGTGGTACTATTATTGCGCTAGCTGGTTTTGGTATACAAGATAAAGGTGCAGTATTTGGTGTATATGAATTTCCGAAGAAAGTAGCATATACTAGAGTCAATGTTGACCCAGATGCACTAATTCCTCAAAGATCTATTGATGTAGCAGAAATGCACGGAATTACAAATGCTCAGGGTAAGTTAGCGAGTATACAAATCATTAATGCGGGGTCTGGATACAAGTCTCCAGAGATTTCTATTGAAATTCCCGAAGTTTTACGTGATCAGGGGTTCATAGATCCCGCAAAAAACGTAAATGAGTCTTTTACTAGCGATACTTCGACAGAAGTGCAGTTAGAGATGACTAATACACTTGATTACGGACGTTCTGAAGATAATTTCCGTCAAACTGCTGCAGATATTAGTAATCAACAGTACACTACTGAGTCAGACTTCACTGGAGTGCTAAAACAAGCTAAAGTTAGAGCAACAGTGGATGAATTAGGTTGTATTGATCAAGTTATAATTACGGATGCTGGTGATGGGTACCCTCCCAACTTTGTACCTCGTATTGTTGTGGTTGATAGAGAGTCAGATACTCGTGTTGATACCTTTGTGGGTGAAGGAAACCTACCATATGAGAACGAATTTGCTAAATCTACTGAAAAATTTGGTGGAGATGCTCCTGAAGCCAACCAAAAACTAGAATCGAACAGAAAAGATATGCAAGGTATGTTCGAAGAGTACAATAAGAACAAAGAAACGAGTGTAAAGCGTGGATATTTGACAATGACGGATGTTGATACAGAAGAAAAGACGAAATTCTGTGGTGAAGTTATTCCAAATAACTGTTTTCAGCCAGATTCAGGTGTAGGTTGGACAGATTGGGCTAGAAATTGGGATGAAGAGGCAGTTTTTGGACAACTAAGGACACTTGCGCCAGATTGGAACACCAATAATGAGTGGATTAGCAATACTTGGAAGCAATCTGCACCAGTTTCAGGTACCGTAGAGAAAAAAATGTCTTCTGGGATGGCAGGAATCTACCCTAGCGGATGTGTAGAGGTGGGACAACCTAAAATGTATCAGGTTAGACGCTTTTTTGACATACCTTGTCCGTATACTTCATTAGATGAAAACGGAGTTGAGAAGGTATTTGGGTATATGCCCTTTAAATATTGCGGTTCTAAGCGAGAAATGGCAAGAATTCGAGTTAGTATACAATTTGAAGGTGATGTCTCTGGTGCTGGAGCAACTGCAAACACGGAATTTCTCAATTTCTTGAAGAGTATGGGTGATCCTGCCACATTAAGACCACGTGTTACCGAGATTTCAGGTGATATTAAGAACTCACACCCTTGTAGTAATGGTCAAGCAAAGGGAAGATGTTACGAATCTTCTCCAGGACAGTACACTTTTGCTCCAATTGGAGGGGATGAGCAGACATATGATTACGGACTTTCAAATATGACCGAACTTGAGCAGTTTGAAACGTGGGCTGGTGCTGGAAATTACACTGGATGGGCTACACAGACTATAGTACAGCAACAAGTTGATGGTAACGGTCAACCTACAGGACAAACTAACACTGTAACCTACAATAGTGTAACCTTATCAAGTTGTTCTGGTGGTAAATTCCCTAATCCGTGCTGGCACAATTTTGTTGTAGATGGTGTTTTGGATGTAAATGCAGGTTATGATAGCGATGGTAATGCAATAGCAGCAGATAATCCTTGTTCTTCACCACCTGTTGTAGCATCACCTTGTGGAAAGGCACTAGAAGAGGTTACACACGCTGCAATTGCTGTTCCCCCTAAATTGGTTAATGCAGAGAACCATATGGAAATGGGACCTTATGAGGGGTCTCTCAACTATAGGAACTGGGGCGGCGCAGGTGCAACATTATTAGACGATTCACTAAATACTTTTGGTAACCCATATTTTGATGAGTGCGATTTAACATTTGACGTTAAGTAATGGCATTAGGAGTTTTACGACCAGTTTCATTTCATAATGGACTTCCGTGTTCGGGACACGGGATACCTATTCCTGCGACTATTCATAGTACACAACCTTGTGGATCTCCACCGATTCCATATAGTATTACGATAAAAGATAAGACTTGTTGGTGGCCACCACAACCACTAATACCTCTAGAAGCAATGAATCCACTCCGAGCAACGGTTTTAGTCCATAGACTACCGATTATGCTCGAAATGGATACGTTTACACCTCACATTTCGGTTACAACTAATATTATTAACTATCTGTGTCCTTGTGGTAAGTTAACTTGTATCATTCCAACACCTATACTATGTGGATTGCTCACAATGGAGGATATGGGAGGCGTAGGACACGTCCGAGTAGCTGAATCGACTACTTTTACCGTATTCGCCTTAAAGAGGCGTGTGATACGAATAATCGACCCTCTGGGAGCAGGTAAACCTAAATTGAGTTGGCCTTGTAGTTCTGTAGTTGCTTTTGGCTCTGCTACAGTACTGGCAGGTTAATGTCCCTGCCCTTTATATGCTTTTCTAGCACTATTTCGGCTAGTAGCAGCATATTTTGTATTTTTGCTATTTCCTTGTCTGGTCTTTTTGGCTGGTGGATCAATGTAAATGTTTGAACCCCAAGATCCTGCTTTTGACTTAACTGGCATTTTCTCTAACTAACTATAGGTACTATAGCACAGAACTCGCTAAATAGTGTGGAGTGTGGTAATTATGACGAATTCTAAACCAGAAGTACCTCCAGAATGGACAAAAGGTCCCGTAAGGCGACCTGTCGATATGAGTGAGGAATTCAAGGAGAATGGGTGGGAACATTGCAAGTATCTAATAACTGATCCAAGATCAGATAAATATCTGCAAAAACATAACAAAGACTAAATGGCATATCGCTTTAGGGCAGATAGATCTCTCAGCAGAGCATTTCGGGATTTTAGCATTGGTTTCAAACCAAACCCTAATACCGAAGACTTCTCTATGGTGAAAAACGAGAATGCCATAAAACAGTCTATTCGTAATCTTGTCAGTACAGGATATACAGAAAGACCTTTTCAACCTAAGAAAGGTTCTCGTCTAAGAGAAATGTTGTTTGAACCCTTTGATGTCTTCGTAGCTGAAGAAATTAAAGAGGAAATCAAGAACGTTGTCACTAGATTCGAACCAAGAGTAGGTTTAAATCAGGTCAGACTATTTCCAGACAAGTCAGACGAAAACACACTACATATAGAGATTGATTATACAATTATAGGTGAAACTCTCGTACAATCTGTTGAATTCCTACTAGAACGTGCATAATCAATGGCTGCGATACCATCCAATTTAACATCCCTAGACTTTAGTGAAATTAAAGAGTCTATTAGGTCGTACCTTCGAACTAGAACAGAGTTTACCGATTACGACTTTGATGGTTCAGCCGCTTCATACCTATTAGATGTTTTAGCATATAACACATACTACTCTTCGTTTAACGCGAATATGAGTATGAACGAGGCATTCCTTGAGTCTGCCACTATTCGTGATAACGTAGTTAAGATAGCAAAGCAGTTAAATTACACACCAAGATCTATTAAAGCATCTAAAGCGTGTATCAATTTCTCTGTACAAACAACATTTGTTGGTGATAGTGCCATATATCCCGCACAGTGTACACTCCCTAAAGGAGATGTCTTTATGTCTGCGGTAGATGGTCAATCATACATCTTTACTGTACCTAATGATATTAGTGCTGCTGTAGATCAATCTAGTGGTATTGCTAATTTCAAGAAGACAGTAATATATCAAGGTAACCTATTAGAATACAAGTATACCGTAACTGATGTAAAACAACGTAAGTATGAGATTCCTGTTGATAATGTTGATACAGAGTTACTGTATGTTTCTATCTCACCTAACGCACAGTCAGAGGAGATCGACACTTATAATCGTGTTACCAACATTGTTAATGTCGATGGAACTACTCGTGGTTACTTCCTTGAGGAAACTGATGACCTTAGATATCAGGTTATTTTCGGAGATGGTATTATTTGCCGCGAACTGATTGCAGGTGAAGTCATTAAGATGCGCTATGTACGCACAGATGGTTCAGCAGCAAACGGATGTAAGAAATTTAACTTTATTGGGCGCGTAGTTGACAATACAGGACGCTTAGTACCAGCTGGTAACATATCATTGGCAACTGTAGATGCGTCACAGTCTGGTGAAGAAGGAGAAGATATTATAAGCATCAAGTATAACGCTCCAAGGGCATATTCATCCCAGAATAGGGCAGTCACAGAGTCTGACTACGAATATATCACTAAAAACGTTTATCCATCAGCAAAGTCTGTAACGGCATATGGTGGTGAGCGTGTATATCCACCCGTATATGGGAAGGTTTACATTGCCATAAGAACTAAGAGCGGTGCAAATTTAAACGAAACTACCAAGAAGCGCATAAAAACAGATCTTTTGAAGTATTCAATGGCTGCTATTGAGCCAGTCATCATTGATCCTACAACATTGTACATTCGTCCTAAGTCTTATGTCTTCTTTGACGGAACTAAGACAGCACAATCCAATAACGAAGTTGCTACGAAGGTACTGGGTGCTATAGATCAATACAATTCTCAAGGGTCAGCGAATAGATTTAATGGAAGAATCGATGGTTCTGCATTTCAGACTATGGTTGATTCTTCTGATAATGCTATCAGTGGTAATACTACTACGATGACATTGGGTATGAACGTTACTGGGTTCCCATTTGGGTCAACATTTACTCAGTGCGTTGACTTTGGTAATGAAATTTTGAATCCTAGTGATGTTTCAGGTGGTACTACTGGTGCAGGTGGTACAGGATCTACCTGTGAACCCAAATTCTCGGCTGTTAAATCAGGTATTTTCTATTCTACAGGATATACGGAGAATTTACTTAATCTTGCCGTACAGAGTCAACAACTTACTACCAATTCTGTTTTAAGTACAAGTACATTCATTGAGAATGATACTTCAGCACTTTTACCTGTCAACGTTCGCGATGACGGTAAAGGTTCTTTGATTATGGTTACTAAACTGGATGAGGCAGAAGTTGTTTTGAAGCAAGGGGTTGGAACAGTTAACTATAAGACTGGACAAGTTTGTTTGGGTCCTATAAGTGTACAGCAAACTCCAGATGGTACAGATCGTATTCCCATTACAGTAATTCTTTCTGCTGGTAATGTCAACATCGGTACAGGTGTCGATCCTACTATCTTTAACCCACAAGTAATTACTATTGATTACACAATTGATGGAAGTAATATTCCAACATTCGATCCATTCGACTTTACCGCAATTAACTTCGATGGAACCTCGATAAATATCATTGATTATCCAACCACGGTATTCGAATATCCAGACTTCGATACCTGCTTCTAAGACGATAACAACAAATGAAGGCAGTTAAGGTTTCCCAAAGACTCCAGGATCAGATTCCTGCATTTATAAAGGAGGAGGATCAGGCTTTTGTCGATTTGATGGTTCAATACTACAAATCGCAAGAAAAGTCTGGTAGACCTTATGATGTTCTGAACAATATTCTCAGTTATACTGATATCAGTTCCGATGAATATGATCCTAATTTCATATCTTCATCATCGGTAGTATTATCGGATATAACACCGACTGATAACAATATAACCGTAGAAACTGTTGACTATTTCTTAGACAGAGATGGTACTATAAAGATTGACGATGAGATCATATATTATGAGACCACAACAAAGTCACCAGAGGTAGTTTTCACTCCTGGTGTTAATAACTTAGAATTTAATAGAAAGATTCAATTACTTGAGAGTATTGCAACTCAAGTTGATGGTGTAAAGACACAATTCAATCTGAATCTTCTTGGTACTCCAATATCGCCATCTGCTCCTGAATATCTTCGTGTAATTATTAATGGTATTCAGTATGAGCCTACCACACAGTATGTGGTAGAAGGTGCTACTATACGGTTCATAGGAGACACCGCTCCAAGCATCCCTCAAGGGTCTAGTGCTCCAACTACTATAGAATACTTGATTGGTTATACCAGTGTACCTGTAATAGTACTGGATACCATTACAGTAGATACAGCATATCAGAAGATATTCCATTTAAAGGAGAATACATCAAAATATACTCCACTTTCTACTGTTTCTTGTTTAGTTGCTATAAATGGAGTTCCAAAAAATCCATTTATTGATTTTACTGTTTATGAAGATCAAATAATCTTCAATACAGGATTAGATCTAGAAGATAAGATTACAGTACGTGCTGTAGAACTAATTGCTCCAGAATTCGGTAAAGGTGCTGCTGCAATCACTAAAGTTGAAGATGGTAAGATAAACGATATAATTGTAAAGAAAGGTGGTAGTGGATATAGGTTAAACTTCACTCCAAAGACGACTATTCTATCTCCTGCTGGTACAAAAGGTACTTTAGGAACTGCTGAAGCACTTGTTAATGGTATTAAGGATATTAGTTTAATTGATGGTGGACAAGGTTATACACCAGATAACCCTCCTATAGTAATATTTGACCCTCCTGCAGACAGTTCAGGAGTTTTAGCAAAAGCAACTGTAGTTGTTGATTCTGAAACTGGACAAGTATCTACAATAAATGTAACTTCTTCAGGTTCTGGATATGATACTATTCCATCTATCTCATTTACAAACCCATCAGGTGCAAAGATATCTGATGCAACTATTGATGCTGAAGGATCAGTAAATCCTGGGTCTATTACTGTAAATGAAGGTGGTTTAAATTATAAGACTGCTCCTACAGTTTGGATTGAAGCTCCTACTGCTGTTAACTCTATCCAGGCATCTGCTATATCGACTCTAGACGCTGTTGGTAGGGTAAATGGTGTAACTATCGTTGCTCCAGGTAAAGGTTATACAACTCCTCCTAGATGCCGTATAATCGACCCTGTTGGTGCTCAAATTCTTGATGTATCAGTAAGTGGTGGTAAATTAGTTGATATCGAATTATTATTTGGTGGTAGAGGGTACACTGATCCTCCTTCTGTTTATATTGTTGATAATAGAAAGGATCTTTCTGGAAATCCTGTAGGTGGTATAGGTGCAACTGCTGTTGCTACCATCTTTAATGGTGAGATTACTGATATTAATATAACCAGTTTTGGAAGTGGATATTCATCTACTGAGCCTCCAACAGTTGTTATTGCTGAACCAAAATCTGCTGCAGCATCTTGTGATGTTGGATTTGGTGAAGTAACAGGATTTACTATTCATAACCCAGGTGAAGAATACGAACCATCTCAGTTTAGAGACTGTAAGAGAGGGGTTTCTGGTGTAACTGAGTTTGATCAGAGAGGAAATCAGATATTCACTAAAGAAGTTGATAGTACTCAGTCTTCTCATACTAAAGATACTGCAATTACTAACTTAGATTCTTTATTCTCTAAGGAATTGTATCAGCGTTTTGTAAATCAGTTTTTACCTAATGCTCCAATTGATTATACTAAGGTAAATGCTCCTCAGATCATTAAAACGATCAAGGACTTTTATATCTCAAAAGGTACCAAAACTGCTACAGAGTATCTCTTTAAAATACTATTTTCTGAGACAGTTGATGTATCTTATCCTAAAAATGAGTTAATTACTCCATCTGCTGCTACTTGGAGTGTAGACACAATTATTCGTGTTGAACTTATTAGTGGTGATTCAAGAAATATCCAGGATTCTCAGTTATTCCAATTTGCTGATGCTGTAGACACTAGCGTAAAAGATGCTAGTTGTTTGGTTGAAAACGTAATTGCAATCAATACTGGTGTAGGTACAATATACGAATTATCCATATCTGAAGAAACTTTACTTGGTAAATTCACCATACCCTACAAAACTACTCTTGTAGAACCAATTGATACAATAGATTCAATCATTACTGTTGACTCTACTATTGGTTGGCCAGAGAGAAATGGTCTTATCATAATGGGTGATAGTGAGTATGTACAGTACAAAGAGAAATCATTAAACCAGTTTATTGAGTGTACACGTTCTAAGAACGGTATTGTTGAGGATTGGGATAGTGGTACGACGATTTACTCAGATATTTTCTGTTATGTTGATCGAGGGCTTGATACTGAAGTAAAACTTCGTATTTTGGGTATTGCTGAAGCAACTGGAACCGTTCTGTCTGACACTGGTTCTTATTACTTGGCTGGTGATAAACTAAACGTTGCATCGCTTGGTTCTTCTACTACTGATAAAAAGATAACATCTTGGCTTTATAACGTCAAGAAACTGATCTCAGTTACTAATATTGAGCCAGGTGGTCTGAATAATCAGACTGCAACCGTTTATAGCGTTAATAATCACGGTTTGTTAGTTGGAGATGCTGTAACCATCTATGGTGCTAACCCAACGATCTTCAATGGTACGTTTGAAGTAACATCACGTATTAATGCTACTACGTTCTCCTATCAGATAGAGGCTCCTTCACCGAACCCTCCACAGGGTAATATCTTGATGTCAGTTGACTTGAACAGAGGTAAGTCTGATGTTGAGAGTATTAGTGGTACTATAAAAGACTTTACTACCAATATACAGAATGTTTTCTTCAATGACAACTATTCTTATGTTGCAACGACTGGTATACCAAACTATAAGGTTGGACCTTTCATAGGATCTGCCCTAATTCCAGGTAACCAAAGAAAATTAAGTAGAATTCCAAGAATAGTAGAAACTGTATCAGAACGTCCCTTAACTGAATTTGGACCTATAGGTACCTGGGTTAATGGTGTTGCTGCTTGGTCTTATAAGTCTGAGAGCAAGATTAAGTATGGTGGTGTTACAGGTATCGATATTACCAATGTTGGTAAAGGATATGACGCTGCAGCGACTCCTGCTATCGAAATTACAGGTGGTGGTGGAGCTGGTGCTGCTGCTTCTGTTGTAGTAAATGGTTCACTATATGAAATTGATGTCACCTCAGGTGGTACTGGGTACACTTCTAGTCCTCTTGTTAGTATTGTAGGTGGTGGTGGATTTGGTGCTACTGCTACTGCTGTTATTACTAATGGTGTAGTAACTAAGATTCTTGTCGGAGATCCTGGTCAAGAGTATACTTCAGAACCACTAGTTTCTATATCTGGTGGTGATGGAGCAGGTGCAACTGCAAGTGCTGCTGTACGTGGTCCTATTAAGAGCATTGCAGTCACTAATGCAGGACAATCATATACTTCTTCACCAACAATCAAACTGAACTCTGGTGAAGGTGCTGTTGCACAACCAATCGTTATTAACGGTCGTATTGTTTCAATCGCTGTTATTGCTTCTGGTGATGGATATACTTCACCTCCAAAAGTTATTATTAATGGTGAAGGATATGGTGCTGTTGGTAAAGCAACTATTGGTACTAGTGGAGAAGATAAAGGTAAGGTACTTACTGTTTCCGTTGAAAACCGTGGTGTTGGATATAATACTGGTACAACAACTATTAGATTAGAAGCAGTTGGTGAACTTGCCACATTTACTGCAAATGTATTTGAGTGGACTAAGAACTTAGAAACAGAGCAATATGGTAACTTAGACCCTGCTAGAGGATACGTATTTGCTGGATATAACACTCAGTATGGTGGTGAATACGCACACGTATCCGATCCTAAACAATTAAGATTTGTTCTTGGTGATAATGTCTATAGAGATCCTGCTACAGGCAATCTTAGAGAATTGGATGCTGGATTATCACACTCACCAATTATAGGTTGGTCATTTGATGGAAACCCAATTTACGGTCCTTATGGGTACATTAAAGCAGATGATCAGTCTTCTGGTATTAAAAGGATTGTATCTTCTTATAGAATTAAATTAGCATTGATATATGACGAAGCAACGAACCCAACTCCAATTCGTGCTGATGGTCCTTTGTTAAGTGAGTATGCTGCTGGTACATTCATTGAAGACTATGAATATGTCTTCCAAAATGGTGATTTAGACCAATATAACGGTAGATATTGTAAGACACCTGAATACCCAGAAGGTGTGTATGCTTATTTCGTTTCTATTGATGCATCTGAAGCAGGTTTACCTGTATTCCCTTATGTTTGTGGTCCTCAACTATACTCAGTACCTGATAAGTGGAACTATAGTCAAGATGCTATACAGACTAATATTCCTTCAGGTGTTGTTAGATTCCGTGATCCTTATGAGGATGTTGACATTGATATTGAGCGTCAACCAAATAAGGCAACTGATACTCTTGTAACTGAGTTCGGTGAAGAATTTGTATTTGAACTTGAAGATTTAAACAAAGATGGTATCTTAGATGCAGAAGAGGCGGTTGCTTTAACATACATCTCGGAAGAACCTGTACTGCAATTATTTGATTACTACCCTAAAGTTTCTACTAGATCACAGGTTGATATTGAAGTTGAGACTACTACCAAGTTTGAAGACGCTAAAGTTAGTGGATTTGTTGTTGAGAACCCAGGTACCTCTTATAAAGTTACTGATAAACTATATTTTGACAATACAGACACTGGTGGATATGGTGCTTCTGCTAAAGTTGAGTCAGTTAAGGGACAAGATGTCCTATCTTACAGTTCCACATTAGAAAATGACGTATCTTTCGGTACAATAACAACTACTGAAGAACACGATCTTAGAGCTGGTGATGAGGTTATTGTTGAAAGTATACCTCAAATCGATTCAACTAATAAGACATTTAAGGTAAAGGTTGTTGCTGGTGTTGAAAGAATTGATGTTTTACAGCAAGGATTAGGATATTCAGAGGATATTCCACCTACATACGAGATTATTAGTGGTCAAGGTCAAGATTTCAAACTTAATATTGTAAGAGAAGAGTCTGGTGCGGTTAATAAGGTTAACATTATAAACTCAGGTTCTGCATATGATAAGGATTCTCCACCAGAGATTCGCGTCAGTCACCCACAAAGGTATAAGAAAGCTGCATATGCACTGTCATTCTTGAAAGAGAATACCACTGTAACAAAAATTAAAGATGTCGCCATTGCTGATGATCGTACTTTCTACGTTGTAGGTGAAGCAGATGATTCTACTGGTGATTCAGCAGGTATGATTGCTAAGTTTAACAGTGATGGTAGATTGCTGTGGACACGTACAATGTTACCTATTCAACCTGCTGCAGGTGATAAGAGGTGTGTATTTAATAGTATTCACGTTGCTAATACTAATCCTCATACAATATACGTTGTTGGTGAAACTATTCCTCATACAGCAAACCTTGCTTACAACCCAGATCTTGTTGTTGCTAAGTTTGAGTCAGGATTTGATGCAAACAACAATCCAACTGCTGTAATTAAGTGGCAGAGAGAACTTGCTGGTATATCTGGATCTACTCGTAGAGACTATATTTCTTCAGTTGATTTAGATTCTAACGGATACTTATATATTGCTGGTACTACTGATACAAACTCTCCAAATCCAAGTGATATGTGGATTGGTTTGTTGAATACTGATGGTGCTTTAGAAGAAAAACGTAAGATTGCTTCTGCTGCTGGTGATGAGCAGTTAAATGATATTAAATTTATTGGTAATAATAAGGTATTGTTTGTTGGTATTGAGGATCCTACTGGTTCTGGTAATATCATATTTGGTGAAACATACTATGATAGTGCCACTATTGAGGTTAATTGGACTCGTAAATTCTCCAATACTGCCTATAGGTACTCTAATCCAAAATTAACTGTAGATGATTATGGTACTGTATACATTACAGCTACTGCTACTACTGTAGCTACTGGTAAGACTGCTGGTGTTGCATATTGGAAATTCCTTTCATCTAACTTACAAACACCTGCTGCACAGAAATTATTTGCTCCAAATACAGCATTTGAAGAAATTCAATCTACTGGAGTTAAATTTGACATCTTTGGTAACATTGATGTTGGTGCTTATGTTAGATATGCATTCAATGATAACCGTATTATTTCTTGGAAGGTTTCTTGGAATACCGATAATGTTATAACAGCAGCTTCTGTTAAGGAGACTTCTGGTATTGGATTCCATCCTATTGCTATTACTAATGATAGTTCTGCTGATACTATAGTTGTTGGTAACAAAGTAGAAGCAAATGAGATTGCAATCCTAAACTTTGATACAGATGTTAGTGGTGATGACACATATAACGATATTTCAACTATTGCTTGGAAAGGTACAGGTGAAGCAATTGATAATGCAAAACCCAAGTTTGGTAACAGTTCAGTTACAACAACTGCTGCTGCCAACGCTTTAGAGATTGATTGGGCTGCTGATCAAGGTACAGATTGGACAATTGAAGGATATATTGCTATTGGACAGTCACAGTACAATGCACAGTCTTCCAAACCAACTCTATTCAAAATTACACCTAATACTGGTGATGCAACTGTATTGTCTGTAGATGGTGATTCTACAAGTCCTAACTTTGGAAAGTTAAGTATAGATGTTGGATCAGGTACATATTTCTCCACTACAACTACTAACTGGACTAGATTTGCTGCAGAAGCATTTGTACACGTAGCATACGTTAAGCAGAACATTGGTGTTGGTAATTACACTTATAAAGTGTATATTAACGGTAACGAAGAGATTTCTCATACCAGTACAACAGTTAACACTGCTATTAAGAAAGCAATTGTTCTTGGTTTAGAGACTCCTGCTACAACAACATCTGTTGGTGGATGGTTAGATAACCTTTCAATATCTACTGTCACCAAATATGATGCTAACTTCACTCCTGCTCAGGCAGTTGGTAGCACAAAGATTACTCACGCATTTACTTACAAGATTGATAAGGATCAGACAAAACTTGGAACCTTTACTCTCAATGACGTAGAGACAGGTATTCAGGTAACAAACGCCGCTGCCATCAACGATTTCACCTTTAATACCCTTGCTACCACATCAAATGATTGGGTATTGGGTCCTGCTGGTATTCAGATCCTTGATTATGCTGATGTTATCTCAAACAACGTTGAAGGTTCATATACGTTCACTTCTACTGATGAACCTTATGCTACTAGAACAGCAACCATTCCTACTCCAAATGGTAAGAAACTGTTGATGTCAACAACAGTTATTCCTAAGTTCTACCTAAGAGATGCCAAGTATACTACTATTGACGCTGTTAAGACTATTACATTCAATCAGAATGCTACCTTCACTAAAGGTGATAGATTACAACAATATTCTGTAATTGGTGGAGCTGATGTTATTAGTGCATACGGTACCATTGTTGAAGCTGGAACTAATAATTGTAAGATTGGTAATATTGTTGGTACATTTGATACTGCAAAACTAATTAAATCTACTGGAAATGACATCAATGTCATTGCATATGACTTTACAGTAACAACCACTATTCCTCAGTGGACTACAAATACTGTATATGCTGTCAGTGATGAAGTATATAACGCTGGAAAGATCTATACAGCATCTAGTGCTGGTACTTCTGGTGCTACTGCTCCTGTACATAATGTAGGAACTGTCTCTGATGGTACCGTAAACTGGGTATATACCAGAGTTGCTGGATCATTTGATGTTGATTTAGTCAATACTTCCTATAGTGGTGGTACATTAGATCAGTTTGCTAGGTGGAAAACCTTCTCTGGATCTGACTATATCATCAAGATTGAGGAGATTTATGAAGATTCTTCCTATATCAAGGGTGATATCATCGATGCTGATGCTGTTGGTCTAACATTTAGTGTTGATGCGACAGGAAATATAGCAACATTTGGTAATTTAGTTGGTGTTAAAGAGTTTAAACTGACTGCTAACCTTGATAAGGACATTATTCCTACAGGTGCACTAACATATACCGACTTAGTATTTGCTAATGCTACTACTAAGAACAATTTTGAAACAAATGAGATCATATTTGTCGAAGGATTCTCCACAAATGAGTATAATGGTTCATTCTTTGTTGAAGAACTGTTCAATTCAAGGCAATTTACCTATAGATTGAGATCTACAGCGATTCAAGACCCTGTATTCAGTCAAGGTGTGATTGCTAGTGTCAATATTTACGCAAAACATCCTAAATTACTCTTTGTAAGAGGTCATCAGTACGTATTTGACCTTGATGACACTTCAAACGCAGGATATTTCTTGAGTTTCTCTAAGGATAATCAGTATAAACTAGAATATCCATTCACAAACATCATTAGAGAAGGTACACCAGGTATGACTGATGAGAGTTCACCTACTCCATTGGTTAAATTCTTGGTTACAGACGCTGTAACTAATATTTCTTACTACTTTGACCCTTCAAGAACAAGTGCTAATGATAATCCAGTTGGTATAGATTCCTTTATTGACGTTGTTCAGACTCCATATAAGGGTATATTTACAATTTCTAGTATACCAGACGATAAGGAGTTTAAATTCCCATTACTTCGTGAGCCAGAGAATACAACTGCACCATTAGGTAACACTGAGGTTGGTATTCCAAGATCATCATACTCTACCACTTCTGTTAAGGCAGTTGGTCCTATTTCATCTATTAAACTGGTAAACCCAGGTGGATTCTATCAGAAACTACCAATTGTTACTGATATTGCTTCAAACAGAGAAATTGAGAAGATTAAGATAACTTCTGGTGGTACTGAGTATGTAAATGGTACCTATTTCAACGTTCCTATCGATGGAGACGGTGAAGGTGCTCTATGTAACATCACAGTTGCTGATGATGGTGACCTAGAAGGTGTTATTACTGGAGTAGAACTTATATCTGCTGGTAAGGGATATACCTTTGCATCTGTAGATATTGATGGTATTCCTGGAATATTAGGTAGTTTACTACAAGGTTCTGGTGGAGTATTAGATGTTATCATTCCTGCTGAAGGATCAGGTGCATCTGTATTCTTACAAGGTCTAAGCATTGGTAAGATTAAGAAACTGAAGAACAACGAATTTGGTTTCGGGTACTCTCACGACTATACGTTGAGACCTGAAATAACTTTCCCTGTGAACCTTCAGTTATTTAATACCGCTATTCTAACAGAAATTAAAATAACTGACCCAGGTTCTGGATATACTAGCGTTCCTCGTGTTGTAATTGAAGGTGGTGGAGGTATAGGTGCTGAAGCATTAGCGATTGTTAAGAATAATCGTCTTTCTGAGATTCAAGTTAAGGAACCAGGCTCAGGATACAGTTCTGAACCAATAGTTACCCTTAAATCAGAATTTAACTACGTTGTTAACATTGACTTAGGATATTTACAGTTTAACTTCCCACACGGTATCACAAACGGTGCTGCTGTTAATTTACGTGCAGAAGACCTTGGATCTACAATTGGTATCCTACCAAAACCAGCTTCTGCAGGTTTGATCAGTTTAAGTGAGAACACTACTTATTATGCTATCGCTGGTGAGGCAAATTCACTTGAACCAGACCAGTTAAGGATCGCACTAACCCCTGTTGATGCTGAATCTGGTAGCTTCATTACCTTCTTAACACAGGGTGATGGTAGACAGGTACTACTAACCGAGGTATTCGGTGGTAAAGCAACAGCTGTTGTAGAAACTTCTCGTTTCTTACAAGGTGAAAAGGTTTATCAAGGAAGTTTTATTGAAACTGCATCTGCTGTAGGATATGTTTCTGAGAACCAAGGATGGCAGATTGGACCTAGAATTCTTAAACTTGAGAACTATACAGGTAATTGGACTATTGGTGAGAGGGTAACTGGTGAGGTATCTCGTGCATCTGGTTTGATTGATAATCTATCAATCGCTAAGGGTACACTGAATATTGATGCTTTAACAACAACTACTGGTCAATTTATCGATGACGTTGGTAAACCATCTGAAATTGTACAGAAGATCCAAGACTCTTACTTCTATCAGAACTTCTCTTACGTTATTAAGTCTCAGACACCTATTAATAGTTGGAGGAAGTCAATCCTTGAAACTAACCACCCAGTTGGTTTCAATATGTTTGGTGAACTAGCACTTACTGGTGGTAAGGATATTTCAGGAAGAAAGGTCGTTTCTGACCTAGTTAAGGAAGTTAATATCTTTAGTGCAACTAATATTAATAAGATTACCTCTTTTGCTAACGCACAACCAATATACACTCAGTTCAACAATACTGAGGTACTGTTCAGACAGAAGAGACTGACTAACTCAGAGGAAATCTTAACTTCTATCGTTAAGAAACTTGATAATATCTCTGATGACTTTGATGGAATTAAAACCCAGTTCCCTCTAACTGTTGAGGGTGAATCAATCACAGCAACTGATGATCAGATGATGATTCTGATTAATGGTATTGCACAGTCTCCTGGAGTATCATTTACTACTTCTGGACCTAGTATTGTATTTGATGAACCACCTAAAGCACCTTCTAGGATCAAATTCCGTGAAATAGGATTCAGTCAGATTAATATTACTCGTTTTACCTTTAGTTCTACTAGTGGTATCTTCCCTCCTGCAGGTAAGATTGTACGTAGTCTTCAGAATGAAGGTACAGCTATTGTAATTGACTCACTTGTAGATTCTATTGATGTTGTTGATATATCAGGTTCATTCTTGACAAATGACAATGTTTTATCTTCTGCAACTGGTTTTGATGGTGTTTTAGCTTCTGTAACTCCACTTACTAGCAATACTATCTTTGAACAGGGTGAAACAATCACAAACCTTGATACTGTCCCTGATTTCGCAGTTATTGAAGAAACTAACCTAATAGATGGTACTGTAACTACTGACTTAGTTGTTTCTCGTACATCTGGTACTTCTGAGTTTGAAACTGGTGAGTTTGATCTTAAGTTCAATGACATTGTATATTCTGCACGTTCTAAGATATGTGCAAGAATTACTACTATTGCACCTTATCAAGATGATAATACACAGCAAATCATTGATACTGTTGACTTATCACCTCCATCATTCTTCTTTGGTCTAGTATTCCAGAGAGTACCTTCAATTACCTTCCCTAATAAGATTCTTGATAATATCTCTGAAACTGTTGTTAATCCAACTGAACTATACAGTGATACAGCAAATAACCAAGATTTCCTTGACTTTGAGGAAGTAAGGAACCAAGAAATCAGATATAAGAACTTACAGGGTTCCCAGTTCGTTATTGGCGACTCAATTAGAAATAAGAAGCTTTACTTTGCTAACTCTTCAATGAGAACGGTACACGATAACCGTTCCTATGATGCTGCTGTTCTTCTACGTAAGAATGCTTTATTCATTGCTGAGGAAGCAGTAGGTATTATGAAGAATTACTATCCTTCATTTACCGTTCCTGGTCTAAACCACGACAAAGATTGCCACGATGACATCGTTGATATCTGTAATGTTATTGCTTGGCAGTTAGAGTACGATGGTAACTCTGAAGTTTGGGATACTGCATACAAGTATGTTCAAAGTGGAGTAATTTACCATATTGATGGTGAAGTACCTCAAGTTGTCTATACAATGAATGCTGCACGTGATCTAATGATTAAGTGTATCCGTAATGAAGTACATACTGCACTATACACTGGAATACAGCAATATAGAGATCCTACTGTTACTAATGAGTATGATCCTGTAGATAATAGTCACGCTGATGCTAGATCTTTACTTCTTGCTAACAAGTGGTATATTGCTCACGAATCTTTATACTATGCCAAGCAGCAGAACCCAGGTTATACAGTAACTGGTGGTGATGTTCATTGTTTAAGTGACATAGTAGATGTTATTGAAGCATTAGCATATAACACTGCTCACGGTGGTAATAACTTCATCTATGAAGCTGGTCATAGGATTGTACAGTACGGTACTGTAACTGGTGATATTGATACTATGGTTGACGCTTACACTAAAGCGAAGGCTATGGCACTCGATATTATGAAGAACGTTGCTGTTGCTAAAGCAGATGCTTCACACGGTTGGGTTCAGGTAACTGATAGTGGAATCACTGTTGATACTGGATCACCTGTTTGTAACGGTGTAGCATCAACTATTGGTACTTTGTGCGATATTATTATCGCTGGACTTGGTACTACTGCATCTCCTGGAACCGTTGCAACATTTGAAGCTGCTTATACAAATACTGTTCCATCTACTGCTAAGACTGGATATGTAAATGGATGTATGAACCAGTCATCTGCAATTACAGGTTTCATTAACATAATTACAGATACTCTACAAGATCCTACATTCGCTGATCCTGCTACTTATCAGTGGTCTATTGGTAATGTATCTCGTGTTGAACCTCCTTATGCGTTCCAAGAAGAGACAATTCGTTGTACTAAGCACGCTTATAAGGGTAAGTCATCTGGTGGATTCTTCGTATTTGAAGATAACGTTAAGGGTGTAACATCTGGTGCATCATTCGATGTTATTGGATCTAATGCTGGTAACAAGTGGATCTACTCTAAGGATGTTACTGGTGTCTTCCAAGCTGATGAATACATCACTAACTCTAAGATTACCAACTCTAACGTTGTAGCAGACTCATTAATCTTTAGAACTGGTACTGGATCACTAGCATTTAGTGGAACTGCTACCAATTTACTATATCCATCAAGTGATAAGGTCGCTTTTGGTACAGGTGATTATACAATTGAAGGTTGGTTTAGACCTTCAACAATTGCTGGTACTCAGACTTTAATAGATCTTCGTGGATCTACTTCTGATACCAAGGTACAAGTTTTACTTTCTGGTACTAGTATCAAGCTTGCTATTGCAGGAACCGATCAAATCAGTTCTGCTCAAATAGGTGCTGCTGATACTTGGTATCATTTTGCACTATCTCGTTCCTCCAGCGTAACTAAACTGTTCGTTGGTGGTGTTCAGGTTGGTGCTAACTACACTGATACTAATAATTACACTGATAGTACTATTAGAATAGGTTCTTCTTGGAATGCTGGTGATACTTTCGCAGGTAACATTGATAGTATCATTATCCGCAAAGGAATCGCCCAGTACTCTGGAACCTTTAATGCCCCCGTAGTTTATCCTACTAATGATAATACTATCTCTTGGGCACTTCTTGGTGACGCACCAATGCCTTTAGAAGTTGGTGCTATCTATGCTAACTGGGTTGCTACTACTATTTCTAGTGCAGACGTTGATTACGTTGAACTATTCGAACAAGAATTACAATGTGAGGGTGTTGACTTAGGTAGAGCAGAATATAGAGATTGTGCCGATATCATCTATAAGAACCGTGACTGGATTGCTGAAGAAGCAGTTGGTCGTCTGAAGGTTAGATATCCAGACTTTATCATCCCTGGTGATGGTGGACAATCTAATTATGGTACTAACGTATGTTTACGTGATACTAGAGAGTATATTATTCCTGCTATTATTCAAGACCTTATTGATGGTGGTAACTATAACACTGTTGTACAGGCAAGAGCATATCTAACAGGATCTGGTGCTCTACAGCATATTAATGGTGAAGTTCTACAATCAATTTACACTTGGGGTGAGGTTGCAAAACTCTGTATTGATGTTATTACACAGGATGAGACTACTCTAAGTGGTACATATTCGACTAGAGTACGTGTTCCTAACTACTTCGCAACTCCTGCATCACAACCTGTACAAGATTTTATTAATAATCTGATTTCTGATCTATTAGATCTTCTCGGTCCTACAGGACAAAGATTCAGAGATGGTGCTGATTTAATATACTTTAACAGAAAGGTAATTGCTGATGAAGCAGTTTACCATATCGAAAACAAATATAACATTACTGTTGGATTCAGTCAGGATCAGAAGCTACAAATCCCTGATAGAAATAAGTGTGTAAGAGACCTTAGGGATCATATTTTACCTGCTATTTCTGGTGACTTGCTAACTGGTGGTAACAATCAGACAAATGCTCAGATTGATTACTATATTGATAATCAAGATAATATCAATCACGTTGAAGATGAGTTACTTCCTATGCTCGATGCTATCGAGTTTGCCAGAATGTTGGCTGAAAAGGCAATTAGTAACCTCTTAATCTCTAGAAACGAGAACCCTGCTGATGTTGCTGCTGATTTCTCTGATTATTATCAGATGCAGTGGTCTGATGAGGCAGTTCATCGTGATGATCAGATCGTTAAAGATCCTAAAGCATACACTGGTACTGATAAAGCACTAGATGCTGCTGATCTTCTTGTTACAAATGCTCGTGCAATTGCTGGTGAAGCAGTTGATCTAACCACAAAACTTAGTGCATTCCAGCATTATAACTTTAGAGTTAAAGGTGGTAAGCATAATTGTGAAGATGACATAGTAGATTTGCTCGAATCTATTGCTCACGACCTTCGTTTTGGTGGTAACAGTTCAATGTGGGATGCTTCTGCATTGTACCTTAATACTACTGCTGGTTTGAAGCACGTTACTGACCAATCTGCTGAGACTCTCTATGCCTTCAAGGTAGCAAGAGATATGTCACAACTCGCCGTCAAGAACAAATTTGGTTTCCTACCCTACGAAGATGAGGGACAAACTGGTCAAGGACAGCAAACATTCAGACCTGATTACTATGATAATGCTTCTGGTAACAAGTTCTATGATGCTGGTAATGAAATCCTTAATAACCTAAGATTCATTGCTACCACTGCTGTTGGACGTGGTGTTTCACAGTATCCTTCACTAGCATTTGCTGGATATGGTTATCAGTCTTGTGTTGATGACGTTGTTGATATGCTTGAAGCAATGGCATTCAACCTTAAGCACGGTGGTAATAATAAGACTTTATATGCAACTGAACTTTATGTTACCGATGCTAATGCTGTACAGCACGTATCTGGTCAATCTGCAGAGGTTAAGTACATCTTTGAGCAAGCAAGAGACATTGCTATTGAGGTAGTTAGACAGTTACTTATTACTAAGAACGGTTATACAGAAGGTGATGCTGATTACGATCAGACAATTACTATCGATCAACAAACTGCTAGTGTACAGTATACTCCTAGTGGTGCTACCTATGATCCTGCTACAGGTGATTTGATAATCAATGTACCTCAGCATAACTTGTCTACTAACGATACTATTAGAATTGCTACCAATTCATTAATCTTTACTTGTAGTCAAGACCAACATCAAACTACTCACGCATATCCTCGTGCTAGTGACCCTGCATCTACAGCAATACTACCAGTTACACAGGTAATTGATGCTAATAACTTCAAGGTTAACGTTGGACCTACTGAAACAGTACCATTCAGTGTTTCTAATTCTACCTATGATCCTGCTACAGGTCTTCTAACATTAGATGTTGGATCCCATAAGTTGAAAACAGGTACAACTCTAAACATCTCAGATCATTCATTACTATACAGATGTTCACAAGATAACTATCGTACTATTCACTCTTATCCAAGAGCAACTGACCCTGCTTCACAACAAGCATTAGATATTGTAAGTATTGGTGCTACGTCCCATACAGCTACTCACGCTGATTATAATCCTGTTAATGGTCGTTTGACTGTTACTGTTCCTGATCACGGATTCGCTAATGGTGACAAAGTAAGACTTATTGATAATTCTCTTGTATTCAGTTGTGGTATGGATAGTAACTATACCTTACATTCTTATCCAAGATCAACTGATGATGCATCTGGTACTTGGTTAACTGCTACTAATGTAACTCATAATTCATTTACTATTGACGTAGGATCAACTCCTATCTCTAACTATGCAGTAAGTAATGCATCATACAACCCAACTACGGGTACTATGATTCTTACTATAGGATCTCATAGTTTAAATTCTGGAGCGAAGATTCGTTTACTACCCAACGCTGTCACATTTACTTGTGAAGAGGACGATAACCAAACTAATCACTCCTATCCTAGAACTACTACAACACAACATACTGCTACTGGTGGTGACTATGATGCTGCTACTGGTCTAATGACCGTATGGGTACCTGGTCACACATTCGTTAAAGGCGATCACGTTAAGTTCGCTGATAACTCAATGACCTTCTCTTGTGCTATGGATGGTCACGCAACTGATCACGCATATCCAAGATCATCTGACCCTGCATCTGGTGCTTGGTTACCAATTACTTGGGTGGGTACAGATCAGTTTAAAGTTAATGTTGGTACTTCACCTATAGTACCATTTACTCCAACTGATGCTGCTTATGAGCCTACAACAGGTGAATTGAAGCTTACAATTGGACCACACCATTTGACAGAGGGTGATAACGTTAAGATTGAGGAAGGTGGATTAACATTTACTTGTAATCAGGATAGTCATCAGACTCTACACCCATATCCTAGAAATCAGATTAATACACACGATATTCAGACTGCTTCCTATACAGCAACAACTGGTGTCTTATCTGTTACAACTACTGCTGCTCACAGCTTATTAGCAGGAGATTACGTCAAGTTTGCTGATGGTGCCATCACAATGACTTGTACGATGGATGGTGGTACAGCTAATAAGACATATCCAAGATCTACTGACCCTGTTAGTGGTAAGTATCTTGAGATTTCTAACGTAGGTTCTACAACATTTGATGTAAATGTAGGTACTTCACCTATAGTAAACTATCAACCAACTGGTATTAACTATAATCCTACTACAGGTATTATGGAGATGACCATTGGTGCTCATAACCATATTATTGGTGATAGCATTAAGTTTGCTGCAAACGGATTAACATTCACTTGTGCAGAGGACGATCATCAGACTAACCATACATATCCTCGTGCTACTGACCCATTCTATGATACTGCTTGTCCAATCACTGCTGTAACTGCAACGACAATCAGTGTACAGGTTCTTAACTCGATTCCTTCTACTAATACTACTGCTCATACATTCGTTTCTGCTACTGCTAACGCTGTACAGACTGGTGGTGACTATACTCACGCATTTGTATCTGCTGTTGCTGGTTCATTAAGTTCTAAGCAAGATAGAGCATTCGATCAATCAGTTGATGTTGTTTATGAAGGTACTCCATTAACTGCTGTATCTGGTACAACATATGATCCTAATACAGGTATTATGTCCATTACAACCAGTGGTTATCACGGTATGGTTGATGGTGATTACGTCAAGTTCAGAACTGATTCAGTAACCTTTACTTGTACTCAAGGTGGTGGTAATCATTCTTATCCTCGTCTTTCTGACCCAATTAACGGTGAGTGGATACAGGTATCTAATGTAACTAACACAACATTCCAAGTTCAGGTTCTAGACAACATTCCTTCCACAAACGTAACTGCTCATACATTCGTTTCTGGAACAGCTAACGGAATTATAAGAAAAGATAATACAATAACTCTTAACGTTGGTATTGCTTCTAATATCACACCACATATATTTGTTTCTGCTACCTCTGGTGCTATTAAGGCTGGTGGTAACTACGATCATACATATGTTTCATCATCTACCAATGGTATCACTTGGAAGAAGGATATCGCATATGATTATCCTCTTGAAATAATCGGTACCACACTATCTACTATTAGTATTAAGGTTCTTGCTGAAGGACGTATACCATCTACCAATGAGACACAGCATACATTTGTATCTGCAACTCCAGGTGCTGTTATTACTGGTGGTAATTATGATCATATATTTGTTAGTGCTGCTGATCACGGTGTAGAACTACAGAACGGATCTGTTACTGTCAACGTTGGTACTACTCCAGAGAATCATTATAATGTACAAAATTCTACTTATGATGCTGCTACAGGTGATTTAACATTAACTGTTGGTACTCACCATCTTAAGGAAGGTACCACCCTCAAGATTGCAAATGATTCATTGATCTATACCTGTGATATGGATGATCACAATAGTGAGCATACTTATCCTAGAGCTACTGATCCATCTGCAGGTGAAGCATTAGTAATTAAAGATGTATCTGAGTCACAGCATAGTATAACTGATGCAACATATAATCCTTCAAATGGTCACTTAGTTTGTACCTTAAATGGACACGACTTTAAAACTAAGTCTCATATGACACCTGAGGGTGCAAGATTCACCACTACTAGTGGTGTAATGGAGATCTTCATTAAGAATCACGGTCTTCAGAACGGTCAAAGTATTAAGATTCAAGATGCTGGTATCACATTCAGATGTTCACAAGACCAGTACTCTACCGATCACCAATATCCAAGAGCATCAGACCCTGCTAGTGGTAACTGGTTAGTTGTTACTAACGCTTCTCAAGATAAGTTTGAAGTTAATGTTGGTACATCTTCTAATACTACAAGTCATAGATTCTATGGTGCTACCACTAATGGTATTACTGTTGCTGGTGATTATGTAAGATTCGAAGATAATGCTATAACATTCAGATGTGCTAAGGATAGTTACGGTAGTGACCATACATATCCTCGTCCTACTGACCCTGCTTCTGGAGAATGGTTAGAAGTTGCAGCTGCTGATACAAATACATTCACTGTTGATGTTGGTATATCTTCTTACACAGGAACACATACATATCAGGCATTCGCAGCTAATGGACTTAAGAGACAGACAGGTACTGTAACTGTTAACGTTGGTTCAACTCCTACAGTAAATTACACTCCGAGCACTGGAGTCTTTACTCCCCTCACAGGTGTAATGCAGTTAACCCTTGGTAACCATTGGTTAAATGAAGGTGACAACATTAGAGTTGCTCCTGATTCATTAGTATTCCGTTGTGGTATGGATAACTACCAAACGGATCACGCTTATCCTCGTGCTGCTTTATTAACTCATACACCAACTGGTGCTTCTTATGATGGTGAGACAGGTATATTAAGTCTTAACATTACCAATCACGGAATGGGTACAGGTGACTGGGTTAAGTTAAACCAAGAATGTATCACATTTACTTGTGATATGGACGGTCACGCTACTAACCATCCTTATCCTCGTGCTGATGATCCTATCGCAGACAGATGGATTCAGATTCAGAATGTAAGTACAAATGGATTCGATATCTTCGTTGGTAAAACACCTACTAGAATTTTCGATCCGTCAGCGGCTACGTTTAATCCCTCTAATGGTTACTTAGAAATGACCATTGGTGCTCACGATTGGGAAGTTGGTGATAGTGTATGGATTGGAGATCATTCCTTAGCATTTACTTGCTCAATGGATGATCACTATAGTGTACACTCATATCCACGTCCTACTGATCCTGTTCATAACACAAGAGTACCTATCATTGCTAAGACTGATAGTACGATCACTGTGAACGTTGGGTCAACTCCTACAGTTTCACACGATGTAACTAATGCAGCATATGATCCTACAACGGGTGATATGACTCTTACTCTTGGTGGTGTACACGGTTTAGTTGGTGGTACAAGAATTACAGCATCTTCTGGCACTACTTACGACCCAACTACAGGTGTAATGAAGATTCAAACTGCAGTTACACACGGTTTGGTTGCAGGTGACAGAATTAAAATGGATGATTATGCAGTAACATTTACTTGTGCTAAGGACAGTCATCAAACCAATCACGCTTACCCAAGACCTACAGATAGGGTACACGGTGAGTGGATGCAGGTTCATAATGTATTATCAAATAGTTTTGAAGTTCAAGTTCTACCTGCTATACCTTCTACTAACACTACTGCCCATACATTCGTAAGTGGTCTCACTAACGGTATTATGAAGGAAGTTGATAGCATTAAGTTACTTCCTAATGCATTGACATTCCGTTGTGATGAGGATGGACAGAATTCAGATCACTCATATCCTAGAAACTTAGAGGATTCACATACTGCAGTTGTTGGTACTTCCTTCACTCCTACTGATGGTTCTTATGATGCCACAACTGGTAACTTGGTACTTGATATTGGATCTAACTCCTTAGCAATTGGAGATAGGATCAGAATTAATGAAGAGGCTATCAAGTTTACTTGTGAGATGGATGGTAATAGTACTATTAAGTCTTATCCACGTTCTACTGATCCAACTTACGGTCACGAGTATGAAATTATTGCTAAGGCTGGTAATACAGTAACAGTATTCGTTGGTACTTCACCTATTGTAAGTTACAACGTTTCTAATGCAGTTTACGATCCTCAAGGTGGTAATTTAGTACTTACTATTGGTGCTCATACTTTAACTGCTAACAGAGATAGTATTAGACTTGCTGATGATTCATTGACATTCACTTGTGACTATCAGTTGAATAACTATCAGACTCAGAAGACTTATCCACGTGCTTCTGGTGCTGCTACTGGAGATGGTGAAGACTACGCATACAGAACTGCTCTACCAATTATTGCAGCAACTGATACTACAATTACTATTAATGTTAACGGTGGTCAAGGTCCTATTACTGACCTTACAACTCACAACTTTATTTCAGCAACTGCTGGTGCAGTAATTACTGGTGGTAACTATACTCACACTTGGTCAAGTGCTGATGCTGGTGCAGTAATCACTGGTGGTACTTACCATAACCCACAGACAGGTGTACTACAGATTAAGACATCTGCTGCTCACGCAATGGGTAATGGAGACTGGGTTAAGTTTGATAACAATGCATTAACATTTACTTGTGCTCAAGATAATCATCAAACAAACCATACTTATCCACGTCCTTCTGACCCATTTGCAGGTAAGTGGATACAGGTATTTGATGTAACATCTGACACCTTTAAGGTTGTAGTTAATAAGATTGTACCTCAGTCTAATACAACTCCACACATCTTTATATCTGGTGCAACTAACGCTATTAAGCAAAAGCGTGACTCAATGTACGATACATCAATTCCTATTGTTGATGTTCCTACTAATAATCAGATTGTTATTAATGTACTGAAGGAAGCACCTTCTTCAAACGTAACAACTCACGTATTCCAGAGTGCTGTATCTGGTGCAGTTGTAGCTGGTGGTGCTGGTTATACTCATACATTCCAACCTGGATATGAGAAGATGACTCCAACCAATGCAGTGTACAATCCAACAACAGGATTTATGACACTGACTGTTGGTAACCACTGGGTTAAGAATGGAGATCATATTAGAATTGATAACGATGCACTTACATTTACTTGTGCACAGGATGGTCATCAGACTGATCACACATATCCTAGAGCACACGACCCTGTTAGTGGTAACTGGATTAAGGTTCAGAACGTAACATCCAGTGGATTTGATATTAACGTCCTAGATGTTATTCCTTCTACCAACCAGACAGTACACACATTCAAATCTGGTGTTGCTCATAGTATTAGTAGAGGAGCTATTAAGGGTGGTGGTATTTACAATCACACTTATGTTGGTGCTGCTACTAACTGTGTTAAGCAGAAGAGAGACCCATCCTTCGAGAAAGGACAAAGAATTACTAATGTTGGAACTAGTTCACACACATTAACTAACGCTATCTACAGACCTGAGACTGGTGTGATGACTCTCACCATCCCAAGTCACGGATTCAGTGCTACTACTAAGAAGACTGCAACTACAGGTACCTCTTACAATCCTACTACTGGTATTCTTACTATTAAGACAACCAATAACCACGGATTCGTTAATGGTGACAAGATTAAGATTGCTGATAATGGATTAACCTTTACTTGCACACAGGCAGGTGGTAATCATTCTTATCCACGTACAACCGACCCTGCAAGTAATAAGTGGTTGACTGTAATGAATCAGAATGGTACCGATGAATTTGATGTCAATGTAGGTTACTTCTTCGGTCAAGGTCCAATCTCTAATACCACAACTCATACATTCGTATCTGCTACAACAGATGGTATTGAGAAGGCAAATGATAAGATCAAGATGGCAGACGGATCTATCACATTCAGTTGTGGTAAAGATGATTATGCTACAGATCACGCATATCCAAGAGCAACAGATCCTTCACATAATGAGTGGTTACCACTTTCTAATGTGTCTACTCATCAGTTTGATGTATTTGTTGGTCGTGCAAACTTAGATAAGACACCTCATACATTTGTATCTGCTACCTCTGGTGGTATTACAAGACCTGATGGTACTATACAAATTAACGTTGGTACATCTTCTAACGTATCTCCACATACTTGGCAGAGTGCAACAGCTAATGCAATCATTGCTGGTGGATCTTATACTCATAAGTTTATAAGAGCTGAGAAATTCCCAGTACGTTCTGGTGGTGCTTACTCACACGAGTTTGAAGCAAATGTAACCAAGACACCTAGAGATGCTGCATATAACCCAACAACAGGTGTAATGACATTGACCATTAATGGTCACGGAATGGTTGCTGGTGATTATATTAAGATTGCTGACAATTCACTAGTATTCAGTTGTGGATTTGGTGGAGGAGGACAGGTTAACAAGTCATATCCTCGTTCTACTGACCCAGCTAGCAACTCATTTATGCCTATCACTGTTGTTGATCAGGATAATATTAGTGTACAGGTTCTTGCATCTGCTCCTTCCACAAACACAGACGCACATACATTCATATCTGCTGAAGCACATTGTGTAACTAAGGCATCTGTAATTACTGGTGGTAATTATTCACACACATTCATTAGTTCTAATAACAACTCTATTACAACTTATGCTAATGCTGGTGGTACTAGATGTAGTAATGAAGCTTCTGGTATTACAACATTGATGGGTATTCCTATCAATCTATTTGGTTCTGGTGCTTCTAATCCTAACTCTTATATGGCTGGTATTACGAAGACCATCCCAGGTGAGTGGCCTACTACTGGTGATCGTGCTGTACGTAGAGACATATCAATAACCTATGATGGTACTTCATTCTGCCAGACAGAGCAATCTGCAGTTAATACCCTGTGGGATATAGTTATCAACACTGTGGATCAGGCAGCACAAGGTAACTCAAGTCATCTTAGTACTGTAACTAGAACTGCTCCTACTACTACCAACACAAATTATATTGGTGGTACCTGCTATAACGTTACCTCTGCATCACACACATTATTCAATATCATCCTTGATACACTTGGTGGTGGTACTGAAATGGGTAAACAGGCAGCACGTCTGTTGATGTATAACAATGTTTATATCAGAGATGAGTCTATGTCAGAGACTTTAGGTACCTATCCTGGGTACGCTGGAGTCAATACATTCTCCGATGATATTCTTAAGGCATTCATTTACGACTTTATTACTGCTGGTAATGCTAAGACACTTGGATTAGTAAGTAGCTGGTTTGACTCTGAAGGTACCTTCATTGCATTCCCTGAACTATTCAGAACTCGTGTTATCTTCCACTTCGAAGCTATCAAGAGATATATGATCAATGTTCTAGAGCAAGATGCTATAGATCCTGGTGCTTTTGAGAATACCCCTGCATATACTGACAAAGAACTTCGTGTTTCAAAGACTGCTGTAGATAAACTCCATTCGTTATGTCACTTAATAGATGTTGCTTTAAACAGATCAACTTACCCAACAACTTACGTATCACATACTTTTGATCCTGGTAACAGTGTATCTAACGGTGGTATTGATATTGTTGGACATAGGTTTGAAGCTTACGATCAAGTCAAGTATATTGCATTGGGTGCAATGATAGCAGAACTTGATAGAGAAAACTATTATGTACACCCACATACTACTGCAGATAGAGTATTCTTATGCGAGTATATTGATGGTGAAGCAGTTTATATTAATCCTGGTCAAACTGGTGAGACTCATAGTCTTGCGTTAACAAGGGTTGATGGAATTGATAGAATACCAACAACTTACGGTTCACGTGATGTTCCTACTCCTATTAACGGTGGTATTAACCTCGCTGACGTATGTTACGGTACAACCACTGGTGCAACTGGTGAGATTGTAAGAATTGCAGATAATCACGCAGACATTTACTACGTTGTTACTTACATTGAGTGTAACACCTTCTCATCATCTCCTAAGTTGGAGAATGGTGAAGCAGTTGTTGTACAAGGTGCAACAGGTAATACTGCATCTGTTCTTGCTACAGATAATGCTACTTACATCAAGGTTGTTAACCCTGTAGGTACATTTAATGCAGCAGACGTACTAGAAGGTGTAACATCTGGTGGTACCGCAACTGTAGTTTCTACACATAGTAGAATCCTAGTTAACTTCCGTCAGGGTGAGTTCTTAGCTAATGATAAGATTTACTCTGCTGATTCTGGTTCTAAGGCAAATGCATTGATCGTTAGAAATAACAATGGTGCACTACTTGATAACCAAAGAGGTCGTGTTACATTCGATATCGATACAATTACTGGTGAGTTTGCTCCTAACGATGTTATCTACGGTTCAGTTACTGATCAGATTATTGAGATTGAAGCGTTCGCTTCTCTACCAAACTTCGGTGAGTATGTACACGCAAGAGATATTACAAGGTTAACTTACTCTGCATTCATTACTGATACTGGTGTAACAGATAGTATTGAGGTTGGTGATGTATGTCAGGTCTTCTCTGGTGGTGCTGTTCTATCTCCTAACTGGACAGTTACTATAACTGAGAAGAATGAGGACAATAATTACCTCTTCGTATGTAATAGTACCAACGCTCCTGAGGGTGTTACTGTTTCTGATATCGCAAGTAACTCACAGTACACTTTAGGTAAGTTACCTGAAGGTTCTAACTTCCCAAGTGTTTGGACTCTTATTGCTGCTGCTCAGGTTACTTCTACCACAGCATACGGTAGAATCGAGAAGATTACTCAGTTAGGTACTAAGGCAACCTTACACCTAGGTGATAGTGAGGGAAGCTTCCAGAAGAACGCACAAATCATTGGTGACAATGGATTCCAAGGTGCTTGTTCTGCTGCTAGAACTTTACGTGGTCGTGTTAGAAGATACTTCAGAGGATTTGATGGAACTCAGATGAACTTCAAGTTAACTGAGAATAACGGTACCCCATACTTCCCAGATCCCGCAGGTCATATGATGATCTTCGTGAACGGAATCTTGCAGCCACCTGGCGCTGATTACTCCTTCACTGCATTCTCTGATAACGTTCAGTTCACTGAAGCACCTGCTGCTGGATCTAGTTTCCACGGTGTATACGTTGGTAAGTTAAGACAGTTAGATGATATTGGATTCGACTTTGATTCATTACGTAACTCCTTCAACTTGAAGTTAGGTGGAGTATTCTACTCACTAACATTGACTGAAGGTGTACAGTCCAACACGATTAGACCTGAGAACAACATTATTTGTCAGTTGAACGGTGTTATACAGGAACCAGGTATCGGTTTTGAGATCGTTGGTTCACGTATAATCTTCTCTGAAGTACCTCGTGCAGGTTCAACATTCGTTGCATTCTCCTACATTGGTTCTGACGTTGACGTTATCGCTGCTACAGTCGTACCTCCAATTGAAGCTGGTGACGATCTAATAATTGAGGGTGAGGAAGAGAACAGAACTGTTGCTCTAATTGAGTCTTCTAACTCACTAATTACCTTCGAATACTCTGGTGCAGTTAAGGGACGTAACGCAGACGCTCTCGCAACTATAGAGAAGGGTCGTGTTACCAAGGCAGTTCTTACTGGATCTGGTGATGGTTATAGTACACGTCCAAACGTTGATGTTATTTCTTCCTCTGGATTCGGAGCTAAGATTAAAGCATTAGTTGGTCTCGCACGTATTGATGTTAAGAACGCAGGTCAAGGTTATGTACAACCAATCGTTCAAGTAGAAACAACTGTTGAAGATAGTTTCCTCGGACCTACAGGTGCTGCTCTAAACGGTGGTATAGACATCTACGATCCAGGCTGGCAAGATCCTGAGGGCGGTTCAACTCCTGACGAGCAATTTATTACCATTAGTACCCCACCTGTTAGTGTAACAGTTAACCAAGGTCAGAGTGCTGCATTCGTAATAATTGCTACTTCCTCTAACGGTTCTACCCTCTCCTACCAGTGGCAGAAGAAGGAATACGGTACCGATAGCTGGCTCAACGTTGCTGGAGCAACAACTGATTCAATCAGTATTACATCTACTCAACAGGGTGATGGTGGAGATGAATATCGTGTTGGTATTACATCACCTGGCGCAATTCCAGTTCTATCTACTGCCGCAGTCCTCACAGTTAACGTCGGTGCATCAACCGTTGATAACTTCACACCTGATCAAATCTTTGATGACAACTAAATAAACATATGGCAGCCACAGGTTCTTACAATCCAGGGACAAAAGTGCTGACAGTTACAGGGGATGGTATGCCCACCCCAGTATCTGCTGGTACATTTCCTAATGGAAATAACGCAAATACTATTGCAGCATATACGTTTAACCACGATTTTGTATATCGTGGTGGTGAGAATACTTCAGGAGCAACTACGGTACAAATAGGTGCCATTGGTGTTGCTTCTAATGGTGTAGTCATTTTCAACCCTTCTGGGGGTGATGCTGGTTCTCCTCCTGCTGGATTTCACTATGTGGCAGCAGGTAATAATGCTCCTATAAACTTAGGAGAAGACTCCTGTGGTGGTACACCTAATACCAATAACCAGTATTTTTATGATGATAGTAGATTTATAGAATGCTTTAAAAATAATCAGATCATATCTGGTTACAATGATTATTATGGTACATCACAATACAATGGCGATAATATGCGTCATCCTGATGGACATTCAAAAATTATAGGTTTTTGTTTTGATGGATATCCAGTTTACGGTCCTTGGGGTTATCAAGACCCTAATATCAATACATCTGCTGTACAGAGGATGGTAAGTGGATACAGTATAAGAGTAGAGGAAGCTCCTAGCAGACCTGCGTATGATCTAACATACCCTGCAGGTTGTTTTGTAGAAGATTGGGAGTACACAGGTGCTAATGCTGGTGCATTAGATACACATAATGGTAGATGGTGTAAGACACCTGAGTTTCCAAGTGGTACGTTTGCATATTTCGTCACTGAGGACGGAAGTGGTAATCCTATTTTTCCATTTATGGTTGGGTTTACTTCGAAGCAAGCATTAGATAAACCTGATAATGATGGCTATGCAGCCCCTCCTGAACAAGGTGGTGGTGACGATGGAGGAGGAGGTACTCAAACTCCAACTCTTGTTATTACTTACCAGCCTGTTAATGCAACAGTTGCTGCTGGTAATACACAAAACTTTAATGTAGTCGCAGAAATTCAACCCGAAGCTGGTACTATTGCATATCAATGGCAAGTATCAACTGATGGTGGATTTGCGTGGTCAAACCTTAGTGGTGATACTAATAGTACACTAACTATTTTAGCGGTAGCCTATATGACAGGTTATCGTTATAGATGCATATTGACGGGTCCAGTTGGTGCTGCAACTCCTGCAGACAACTCACCACTTGCATCTAATTTGGCAATTCTTACTGTTACAGGTTCTGGTTCTGGAATTGATTATGCTTCTATCCAAAAATGGGATAGTAACGTTGGTACATTTGATATGACTCCAGTTGATGTATCAAGGGATAATAACAACCCTGATTTTACAAGAAATAACGTAAGATTTGACAATACCTCAGAAAACTTTGATATGACATAAATACTCCTGTAGAAATAGTCCCCAATTATGGCTAAGCAAAATGTAAACATTGGTGTAAGTGCCAATGATGGAACTGGTGATACCTTACGAGACGGTGCTATCAAACTCAATAATGTTATTAATGAGTTGTATGATTACCTTGGAGACCAGACGAACCTCCAGATCTCAGTAGGATCTCCTTCAACCAATCAAGTCCTTAAATGGAATGGTTCAGTATTTACTGAGGGACAACTTGCTGCTGCGAATTTAACAGACGTTGATATTTCAGGTATAACTAACGGACAAGTACTTAAGTGGAATACTGCTAACTCACGCTTTCAGCCAGGGGATGACTTACAAGGCGGTGGCGGCGGTGGTTCTTCTATCAATAATCTTACCAACAATGGTAGTGATGAGGTTGTTATTTCTACAAACTTCCTTCCTAATAGTGACAATACTTATGACTTAGGTTCTAGTACACTACGTTTCAGGGATGCATACTTAGTCAATGCTTCTCTATGGCTTGGTGATACTGCTATCTCAAGTGATGAGACCACACAAGAATTCCAAAGAAAGAAGAAGCAGGTACATACTGTACAAAGTATAGACACTGGTGCTACTCGTACTATAAGTTCAAAACTAGCATCTGAGAACTCAACACAAGAAGAGAAGTTCCGTCTTCGTTTCGTTGATATGAAGGCTGGTACTAAGCTAGATGTTGAAGACTCTCTTGGTGCTAAAGCAGAAGTTGAGTTTGCTGCATTTACTGCTGAGAATGGTGGTGCACGTGGTTTCATTACTGTTACTGCTGCTGGTGCTAACCAATCACAAGCAATTTCAACAGCAGCTGATATTCACATTACATCTAAGAGTAGAATTGTAAGTGAGGATGAAACTGGTAAGGTTGATATTGGACAGAAACTTGATTTCGGTGGTGGTAAGTCTTTAGAAATTGATGGTGACGGTATATTAGAACTTCCATCTGCAGGTGGTATTAGATTTGGTGCTACTGGATCTAATAAGACTATCGATTTTGATGGTAACGACAATGTAGTACTTGCTCAAGGTACTGAGATACAGTTTGGTTCTACTGCTGCCAATAAACTTAGTATGGATGCAAGTGGTAACCTAACGTTACCTGATGCTGAATTGCGTTTCGGTGCTGCTGGTAGAACAATTAAAGTTGATGCTAGTGGAAACCTTGAACTTGCTGCTGATGGTGAGATCAAGATTGGTACTAAGAGACTAAAGATTGGTACTAACGGTACACTTGATGTTGCAAATGATGGTACTAACTTCTCTGAAGTTGGTGGTGGATTCCAGACTCAGGTTGGTAATGCTCCTGCTGGTGCATCCATTATTAAAGGACATAACAACTCAACCATCTTTAAACCTTCTCCAACAACGTTGTATAGGTTTACTGCTCCTGATATGAATAACTATAACGTTAAGGGACCTGGACTTCCTGCAGGTGGTACTAATAACGTTACTCTGATTATGTACAGAGGATTTACATATGACCTTGACAATCAAGCAGGTTCTGCACACCCATTAAGAATTCAGTCTACAACTGGTACATCTGGTACTGAATACACTACAGGTGTTGGTGGTGATAAGGAAGCACTACAGACATTCACGGTACCTCTAGATGCACCAACTACTTTATATTATCAGTGCACAGCGCACACTAATATGACTGGTTCAATTGATGTTAGATAACTAGATGACAAGAACAGTCCCAGGGTCAGGTGCAGTAATCGAACCAGTCTTTAACAGTACGTATGGTGTAAAGGACGTATTTGTAGAAGATGGTGGTTCAGGATATGTTGCCACAGATCCACCAAAATTAACTATAGGAAATTGCGGTACGCCTCTTGTTGAGGCTATTTTAGAGCCGATAATTACTAATGGTCAGATTGCTGCTGTTAAGGTACTGCATCCTGGAGAAGGATATGATCCATTCAGAATTAATATTAATAATGATGGAGGAGGATATGGTGCAAATGCAAAGGCATTCCTTTGGGCAGAAGATCAAATAGATACACAGGGAAATGTACTAGCACCTGCTGGATCGATTAATTATATTCAAATGTTGTCTAATGGAGACAACTTTTTTACAGGTGAAACTACTGCTGAGATAAAGGGTGGTGGTGGATCTGGTGCTGAACTACGTCCTGTAACAGGTTTGGTAACTGGTTTGTCATTAGAACAGGCTGGTGCTAACTATGAAAATGGAGATATAAATTTAATTGTTTCTGGAGGTGGTGGACAAGGTGCTACTGGTGTTGCTGATGTTGATCAGTTTGGTATTATCAAACAGGTTAATGTAACTAATGCTGGTGAATTCTTTGAAACTCCACCTGTTATCTTGCTAAATGGAGGTGGTGGAGGTGGTGCCAGAGCTCAAGCGACGGTTAATTTGGGTGCTATCACGGGCATCGACATACTTGACCCTGGGGGCGGTTATGCTGTTGCACCACAAGTTATATTTACAAGAAAAACTGATCTCATCAAAAAGAGTCGCAACAGACAAGCGTTTAACTCGACTATCTATAACCTTACAGGGTTACTTACAGATGTTGGAATTACAGACCAGTCAATATATGTTGAAACTACAGATCCGTTTCCTGGATCTGGAAAAATCCTTATTGGAAGAGAAGTAATAAGATATACAGGTAAGACACCTACATCATTTACTGGATGTGATAGAGCAGTTAACTTTAGGTATGATCAAAAGATAACTCTTGATGCATTAGCAGATGATCCTAATACTGGCATTTCAACTTACGTATTTAATGTAGGAGATCGTGTCATTAGAACATCTGAGAGTTCTAGTAATAAGATTGCACGTGTATATGACTGGGTACCTGCTGAGAAAGCATTGTACCTGGTATTTGAGGTTGATAAACTAGCGTTCATTGATGGTGGGTCATCAATGGTAACATCACAGGTTATTGACTTTACTGCTGGTATTGCAGCATCTAGTGCTACTGGTATCGAACCACACGTTCTAGTTGATGAAATTGGTTCAAAGATATACCAGTTAACAGATCCTATACAGATCATACAAGATAAGGCATTTGAAGATGATGATGAATTATCTGGTGCTGGTGATGGTATACCTGACTTAATTAATACGGGTACAGATTTTGAAGGTGCAATTAACCTAGATGGTGGTATTGCAACATCTTTATATGGATTAGAAGAGACCCTTGGTGGACAGAATACTTCTCTGTTTGCTAATGGTGATCAGATGAGTGATGCTAGTTTACCTTCTAGATCCCCAACAGTTTCTGTTGCTGGTGCTCTAGGTGATGGTGAATTGCATTTATCAACTATTGAGTTTACATTTATGACAATGGCAAATGCATATAACTTTGGCATTGGTGAAACTGTCCTTGGTAGTCTTAGTGGTGTACAGGCAACTGTAGTCTCTTGGGACTCATCAAATAAGGTACTAGTGTGTAAAGACCCTGTTGCTAACGGTGGTAATTACCTCTGGAATAAGAATGAATCTATCAATGGACAAGCCTCTGGAGCGTCAGGCACTCTAAGTGGAATTCAGTATCCATCATCCGTTCGAAACGAGCCTGATTAAACCCAGTATAAATAAAAAGAAGGCACAAGCTAGCAATGGCATTACTTACCGATCAATTTAGAATTTTCACCGCAGAAAAATTCATCAAATCGCTGGAAGGTCCCGATAAAACTCAGAGCGACATAGCTGCTGGTGCAAATCGTGATCGTCTGTATGTTTTCATTGGTAGACCGCAAGAGTGGGACAATGAGAACAATCCTCCTACTCCTATTGATTCTTTCCAAGAATTTTCAGACTCATATGATGATATGATCTCTATGAAGAGAGTCTTAGCTAATGACTCTATTCAAGTCATACGTCGTATAGACTGGATACCCCCAGAACAAACCACTGGTGGTTTGGGTTACGTGTACGATATGTACCGTCACGATTATAGTTCCAGTAAGACTGCTTCTTCTGGTGCTACTAAACTATATGATGCTGATTTCTATGTTGTTAACTCGTCTTATCAGGTTTACAAGTGTATCTACAACGGGACAAGTCCTTCTGATCCTAATGGTAAACCTAGTACTGTTGAGCCTACTGGCACCTCCACTTCGATTATCACAACTGCTGACGGTTACCGTTGGAAGTATATGTTTACGATCCCTGTTGGTCAGGTACTGAAATTCTTCTCAGGCGATTATATGCCTGTATTAGTTGACACTGCTGTACAATCTGATGCCGTTGGTGGTGAGATAGATACAGTGGTTATACAATCATCTGGTTCTGGTTACAACAATGGTACATACGAAAATATTACGATCAAGGGAGATGGCACGGGCGGTCGGATTAGTATCGTTGTGGACGGCGGTCGCATTGTTAGTGCTACTGTAACCTCTGGTGGTTCTAATTATTCCTTTGGTAAGGTAATTATTGATGAAGTCAATGGTATTGGTGCTGGTACTGGTAGCGGCGGTGCTATCGATGTCATCATCGCTCCGAAGGGAGGACACGGATCATCCCCTTCAATCGAACTGGGTGGTTTTCGTGTAATGATTAACACGAAGTTTACCTACTCTGAAGGTTCAGGTGACTTCCCAACTGATAACGATTATCGTCGTATTGGATTAACACTTAATCCATTCAAGTACGGTACTGAGGAATTAGCAGATGCTATTACATTGTCAGTTACAAATGCTGTAATATTCTCCCCAGATTTTACAGGTACATTTAACACTGATGAAATTATCACACAAACAAGAACTGTTGGTGGACAACAGGTTACTGCTCGTGGTCGAGTTGTTTCCTGGAACAGTGTTACTAAAGTTCTAAAGTATTTCCAAAACAGGGTTGATGGTATCTTCCCTGAAATTACAGGTAACAAAGTGGAATTCTCTGGTGGTAACACCATTGTAGGTTCTGGATCTGGTACATCCGTTGATCCAGACATTAACTTCCCTGTGGTACCTGGTGAAGCAACTCGTGTTATTAATAACACTGAGTACGATCTCGGTATGTCATTCACCTCTGGTTACGCCAAACCTGAAGTGAAAAAGGACTCTGGAAAAGTCATCTACATAGACAATAGGAGAGCAATCTCCCGTGCTGGCGACCAAATTGAAGACATCAAGATCGTAGTAGAGTTCTAAAACAATGCCACAGAATACCAATCTGAATATATCTCCTTATTTTGATGATTTCAATAAGGAAAGTAACTTCTATAAAGTTCTCTATAGACCTGGATATCCTATCCAAGCTAGGGAACTTACTACGATGCAATCCCTTCTGCAGAATCAGCTGGAGTCGATGGGATCTCATATGTTCAAGGATGGCGCAATGGTCATTCCTGGTCAGGTTGGTTATGACTTAGATGCTAAAGCAGTTCTACTACAAGGTAATTTCTTAGGTACAAGTGTTGAATTATATCGTGAACAGTTAGATGGACGTATTATAACTGGTCTAACTACAGGAATTAAAGCAAAAATTATATCTTCTATATCAGCTACTACATCTGATCGTGGTTATATCACACTATATCTTAAGTACATTACTTCTGGTGGTGACGATAGTGATACCAATACGTTCGTAAACAATGAACAGTTAGTTTGCGATGCAGAATTAACGTTTGGTAGTACACTAATTGAGATCGGAACTCCATTTGCACAGTTACTTCCTACAGAAGCAACAGCAGTTGGTTCTACTGCTACAGTAGCTAATGGTGTTTATTTCATTCGTGGTTATTTCGTTGATATTGCAGAACAAACAATCATACTTGATCAGTATACAAACAACCCATCTTATAGAATTGGTTTAGAAGTATTTGAATCTATTGTAACTCCTGAAGATGATCCTAGTCTGAATGATAATGCGACTGGTACATCTAACTACTCTGCTCCAGGTGGACACCGTTTTAGGGTACGTGCTACCTTAACTAAGAAGGTAATCGATGACGATACTGATAAGAACTTCTTAGAATTGTTGCGTATTAATAATGCAACTATAGAAAGTTTCGTAGACAGAACTGCATATAATGAATTTGCTAAAGAATTAGCACGTCGTACTTTTGATGAGTCTGGTGATTATACAGTAAGAGATTTTGATGTACGTGTAAGAGAGCATCAGAATGATGGTTTGAATGGTGGTGTATATCTTCCAGGTGAAGTATCTAAAGAGGGTACCACATCTAGTTCTGCCTACTATGCACTAGAAGCAAGTCCAGGTAAAGCATATGTAAGAGGATATGAAGTTGAAACTTTAACTCCTAGCTACCTAGACTTAGAAAAACCAAGAGAAACTAAAGCACTTCAGAACTCTATAGTACCGTTCGAACTCGGTAACTATATGTTGATGAATAATATTAAAGGTAATCCTATTCTTAATGGTGATAGTATTACTGCTAACTATCAGGTACTTGAATTTCGTGATGTAAGACCTAATGGTTTGAATGCTTCAGGACAGATCGTTGGATATGCTCGTACTGCTGCATTTGAATATCATAGTGGTACTAATGTAACTGCAGCAGATTGTGTCTATAAGACTTATCTATTTGATATTCAACCATTAACAGCATTCCATTTGAATCAGAATGCCACAATGAGTCAGGGTGCTGTCATTCGTGGAAGAACATCAAAAGCAAAAGCATTTGTTGTTAATGATGTTGTTAACAATGATATCTTTATGGTGTACCAGGTCTATGGTACATTCCGTGATAGTGAAATAATTGAGAGAGATGGTGTTGAAGTAGGTTCATTAACCAACCATTTCCAGTTCCAGCTTACTGATGCTAAAGGTGTAACAGGTAGAGATCCTGATACTAACGCAATCATCTTCTCTGGAGACTTAGTACTTGATGATGTAAGAGTTATTTCAGGTACATCATTCAATATTAATACTGGTACACTTACTGGTACCAAGTCAAACTTCACCATCGACCTACGTCCTGGTGATATCTTAACTCCTGATGGTACAAATACATACACTATAAACCCTATTGATACTACTGGTGGTAGTATCCAGGGTGAAGTATCTAGTGCTTTAACAGCATCTGGTACTGCCACTGGTGTAGGTAATGGAGATTTCCCTGCACTTATTAGAACGAGAGCACAGATATATGATAAGGCAACAGCAGATATGCTGATTGAGATGCCTAAAGAGTCTATTAAATCTATTGCTGACGAATCAGCAATCATTGCACGTACCTTTGATGATATAACTGTTACTGGTGCTAGTGACTTTACGATCTCACTACCAGCAGATGAACAGTTCCTTTCATATGATAAGGATCATTATAGTTTGACAGTTCTTGGAGGATCTGTTGCTACTGGTACAACTATTGATATAGAACCTAACTTAACATTTAACACTACTGGTACACCTAGAACCTCTCTAACGGTTACAGGTTTGACAGGTATCACTTCTTGTCGTTTACATACATCTGTTTCCAAGAACCAGGCAGAGAAGAAGTTAAAGAATGCTACTGAGATGGAAGTAATGAAGGTTGAGAGAACCGCTATTTCTTCTGATGCTCAGAAATATGGTCTGTCATACGGTTCACTTTATGGTACCCGTATTGAAGACGAAGAAATTTCATTGGGAGCTACTGATGTCTACAAAGTACACGCCGTCTACGAGTCACTCGATGATAATGCTGCACAGATTCCTAATGCAACATTCCAGGACGCAACAATCTTTAAAAAAGGAACTATCATTGAGGGACTTACATCCAAAGCAAAAGCTCGTGTTATCAACTTTAACCCTGTTTCGTATGTCTGTCATTACGTATATGAGAACGATCAGTTCTTCCTCTTAGGTGAGAGTGTACGTGGTTTTGATGCTAACGATGCAACATTAACTGGTATTGTTAATGATGCTGAAGGATCTATTGTTAATGGTAGTAAGAATATTACTCCATCATTCTTCCTTGATTCTAACCAGCAAGGTCACTATTATGATATTGGTAAACTAATTAGATATGCATCATCAACCAAACCTCTAAGGAAATTGATGATTGTATTTGATAGATTCGTTCACGAAACAACTGGTGACTACTTTGCTTCTGAATCTTACATTGGTATTGATTATGATAAGATCCCATCATTCACACAGGATGGTGAGACTAAGCAATTAAGAGATGTTCTTGACTTTAGACCTGCTGTAACACCTGTACTATCTGGTTCAGGTACTGTAACAGCACCTTACTTTGTTAACTGTGCATCCTTAGACTTTAAAGATAGGGGATTTGCGTCAGGTGGTGTTGCAAATAACGCTACTATTATTGACATTCCTAAGCCAGAGTCTGACTTCCGTTGTGACTATGATTTCTATCTTGGACGTACAGATAAACTATTCCTAACTGATCAGCAAACATTTAAGATCGTTAAGGGTATATCTGGTGAAGCTGGTGAACTTCCAGCAAATATTGATAATGCTATGTTACTAGCAACGATGGTTCACAAACCATATGGATATGGTCCTGAAGATGTTGCTATTTCTAGAGAGAATAATAGACGATTCACTATGCGTGATATCGGTGCTATTGAAAAACGTGTTGACCAATTAGAGTTCTATACCTCACTGTCAATGCTTGAGTTAGAAACATCATCATTACCTATTAAGGATGCTGATGGTTTCGATAAATTTAAGAATGGTTTCTTAGTTGACAACTTTACTTCTTTCGACTCTACAGCAAAGACACACGAAGATTTCTCTGCTGCATTAGACTTTAAGGAAGGTACACTACGTCCTTCTCATTATACTACTAACGTATCTTTAAAATATAATGCTGCTGGTTCTTCTGGTGTAACCTTAACTGAAACAGGTACAATATTACTTCCATATACTGAAACTGTCTTTATTAAACAACCATATGCATCACGTGTTGAGAATGTAAACCCATTCAACGTGTTTGCTTATATTGGTAGACTTGATTTATATCCATCATCAGATGACTGGATTGATACAAGACGTGCAGGAGATCGTGTTGTTAATATAGAAGGTGACTTCAACGCACAGATTCAACGTCTTGGTGGAGATGTTAACACAGGTCTTGTTCCTACACAGTGGAACTCTTGGAGGACACAGTGGTCTGCTTCTACATCTTCAACTAACTCTCAGTTCTTTAGAGGACCAGGAATCAGATGGATTCATACTACAACTACAAGAACTACAAGTTCACAAGTACGTTCTGGTTTAAGGACTCGTGTTACACCACGTATTGACAGACAGTCATTAGGTGATAGAACTATTGAAAGAACAGTAGTACCATTTGTACGTTCAAGAAATATTGCATATAAGATTCAGCGTTTGAAGCCTAATACTAGGTTCTACGCATTTATTGATAACGTTAATATTAACTTCTATACAACTCCTAAGTTGATTGAGGTTATTAAGAATACTGTCGAGGATATTAGAACAAATGATACTCCTTATGTTGTTGGAGAGACAGTTGTTGGACAGACATCTGGATGTAGATTGAAGTTGATCAGTCCTGAGACAGGATTTGATGATGGTAAATCACCATACGATACTTCAGATCTACCAACATCTTATGCATCTACTACACCATTACTCAACATTGATATACAAACAATGTCTGAGACAGTTGCTGGTGCATATTATGGTAACCCATTAGAGGGTGAGATCCTAGTTGGTTCTACCTCTGGTGCTCGTTCTGTTGTTAAACCTAAGCGTTTGATATCAGATACTAATGGTAACCTTGATGGTATTATCTGGATTCCTAATCCTGCTGTATCTACTAACCCAAGATTTGCAACTGGTACTCGTGTTGTACGTATTACCACTTCTGCTACTGACTCTAGAGTACCTGGTGAAGTTGATTCTGCTGCACAACACAATTATGTTGCATCTGGAGTTATCGAGACCAAGCAACAGACCATCCTTGCAGTTAGAAATGCAGATATTGTAAGAGATACAGTAACTCAGGATAGAGTTGTTAATGCTACAACAACCAGTGTTAGAGACACAGGTTGGTATGACCCTCTTGCACAATCATTCTTGGTTGAATCTAAGGGTGGTGCATTCATAACATCAGTAGACCTTTACTTCAGAACAAGAGATGAAAGAATTCCTGTCTCGGTACAGGTTAGGGAAATGGCTAATGGTTATCCTACCACTAAAGTTCTTGCTTTCTCTGACGTTACTCTACTTCCTAGCCAAATAAATCTATCAGAAAATGGTACAATTCCTACGAAGTTTACCTTCCCTTCTCCAGTTTATACTACAGAGAATCGTGATTATTGCGTTGTTGTTCTATCTGACTCCAACGAGTATAAGCTTTGGATCTCTCGAATGGGTGAAGACGATGTAACCAGTGATAGAACCATATCTGAACAGCCTTATGCTGGTGTACTATTCAAGTCACAGAACGCATCTACTTGGACTGCTGACCAGTATGAAGACCTTAAGTTTATATTATATAAAGCGGAGTTTACACCAAACCAGACTGGTACAGCGTGGTTCAATAATGCTGAACTAGCAATTGGTAATGGTGGTATTGCTCCATTAAGACTCAATCCAGTTGAGACTACTAAACCAGAAGTTAAGGTTATCCTTGATAATCACTTAGCTAACTTCACTATCGGTGCTGAACTTACACAGACTGATACTTCACCTGCACCATCTGCTATTGTCAGAGAGGTTGTACAGGGTGTATCTGGTTCATCTAATGCATATTTGATTCTTGATGATCTAGTCGGAGCATTCCGTCAAGGTGTTTCATCAGGTTCAACATACATTTATCGTTTGGTATCTTCTAGATCAACTGCTGAGATTACGTTAACTGGTGTATCTGGTACATTCCAGTTAGCTGAACAAATTACTAATGGATCTGGTGCATCTGGTACCGTTACTGCTTGGGATGCTGGTACCTCTAAGGTAACTATCAAGTCTGTAACTGGTACATTCGCTGACGCAGATCCAATCACACAAGTTGTAGATTCAGTAACCGTTGCATCGGGTACCATCGCTTCCAGTGGTGTTGTTGCTGGTGGCGATGATATTAATAGGTATCCTTCTGCTCCAATTTCTTACTACAATAAGGCAACAGAAATTACAGTACGTCACGCAAACCATTGTATGCACGATGTTTCTAACTCAGTTAAGTTAGAAGGAGTTGTTTCTGAAGTCTCACCAACAGTAATTGACTCTGCATATCATACCAATGGTATTACTGCCACGGATGGTGTGTCTAGTACATTCTCCCTTCACGTTGCTGATGCAGCTGCTTTCCATACCATTATTAATGGTGAAGTAATTGGATCATCAAACAAAGGTTTTATTATTATTAGGGATCCTGAGATTCCAACACAGCATTGGGAGATCTGTGAGTATAGTGCTATCTCTGCTGACGGTAAGATCATAACTCTACCTTCAGGTTCAAGAGGATTAGGTGGAACTGCTGCTTTGGCACATAGTTCATCTAGTATTATTGAATGTTATAACTTAGATGGTATTCCATTAACGGAGATTAACAAATTGCACACTGCAATTGGAGCTCCAACTATAGACTCCTATAAATTAGCTGTAACATCTGTATCTACATCTGGTATTACAACTGGTGGTAGTAATGTAACTGCTACACAGAACGTACAGATCGATCAGGTGTATCCACAACTTCAAATGACAGTGTATCCTGAAACAACTATTGATCCTAGAATTAATATTGTTAGTGGTACCTCAATTAGAAATGGATCTAATCTTGACGAGGCATCATTTATTAATGATGGTGTATATTATGATATGATTGCCAATGAGGATAATTATTTTGATTCTCCTAAATTGGTATGCTCTCAAGTAAACGAGGACGCTAGACTGTCTGGTTCTAAGTCTCTGAACGTTCAGATGCTTTTAACAACCACTAACAAGAGTATTTCTCCTGTTATTGATACAGACCGTTGTTCTCTAATCACCACTATGAACAGGGTTAATAACCTTGGAATTGGTGAGAATGATGCTGAGAAGAATACTGGTGATAAGACTGATGCAGTCTACATTACCAAACTTATTAACTTGCTCAATCCAGCAAACTCATTGAAGGTACGTTTCGAAGCTTGGAGGCATCCTGCTACTGAGATTCGTGTAATGTATAAGATAGTACCTATCGGAACTACACTCTCTGTAGATGAAATAGGTTTTACATACTTCAATGGTAATGGTTTAGAAGATAAGAGTATACAGAAGACCGAAGATCTTTTATATAGAGACTTCGAATATTCTTTAGATACACCAGAGTTTACAATAGCTCAGGTTAAGATCTTACTTAGTTCTTCCAACCAATCTTTCGTTCCTATAGTTAAGAACTTGAGAGTGATTGCACTCTCCGATCTATAAATAATTGAGACTTAACCCTTTTAGTGCAAGGGGTTCCGTCTCGTTATGGACTGGGACTTAGAGCTGGAAAATTCTAAACTTCAAGATATGATTATCATCTACCAAGAAGAAATCTCCACCTTAGAAAAAGAAAAGAAAGAGCTGAAGGAGGAAATAGCCTTCCTCACTGAGCAGCTCGATTATAAATCCTTTCTTGCTCCTGAATATGACGAAACCTAAATTTCAGTTTGTTGAAGGGCACCCCGAATGGGTTCGGGATACCCATTCTCAAGCGGTACTAAATACTAAAGACAGCCCAACTGGTCTCTTGAAAAAAGCGAGAGCTAAAAAGGAAATGCGTATCGACACTATGAAAAGTGATCTAGATGTGCTAAAATCTGAAATGACTGAGATCAAGTCTTTACTAAAACAAATGATGGAGTCTAATTATGCCAGCAACCGATAGTGAATTTATGTCCCAAGAGGATTTATTGAAGGATTTCACCGATAGGTTTAATGCCTTCCGAGAAGAGAATGGTCAACTTGCAAATAAGGTTCGAGAAAACGAACAACAGATGTTAAAGTTGCAAGGTGCAATGGAGACCTTAAATTATCTTAAGCAAAAAGAGTCTCCTGAACCTGTAACTCAAGAAGAAACAACAGAATAATCAAAGGGGACTCTACGAAGTCCCTTTTTTACGGTTATAAATATCTCAGAGGCTACTACCCATCCGTACGGTTCAAAGTATAAACAATGGCAAATAGAATTCAATTAAGGCGTGATGGTGCTCAGCAGTGGGCAAACATTAACCCTATACTAGCCCAAGGAGAACTTGGAATTGAGATAGATACGTCACGTATCAAAATTGGTGATGGAGTAACCCCTTGGAACTCATTAAAATATGAGCGACCTTTGGAGACAGAATCAAACGCTGCTAATACACTTGTAAAGAGAGACGCTGACGGTAACTTCGAAGCTGGTGCAATATCTGCTACATTAATTGGTAATGCCTCTACTGCGACACGTCTTGCCAACGCTCGCCAAATTCAATTAACTGGTTCTATTACAGGTTCAGGATCGTTTGATGGTTCTGCTAACTTAAACCTTGCTACTAACTTAGAACTGGTACCATCATTACCTCATTATAATCCTAATGATCCTGATGCAACTGCTAACTATTCGATGGTTACGGTTGACTCAAGAGGTAGGGTAGTTGGTGCATCTCTTGCTGCTACATTATCTGAATATGGTATTATTGACGCACAGCCATTAGATACTGATCTAACTTCTCTTGCTGGAATGACCACATTTGGTCTTCTTGCTAGACAAGCTGCAGGTCAAATTGTAACTAGAAATCTAACTGGTGGTGCTGGTAGAGTTATATTTACTGATGCTGACGGTGCTACATCAAACCCATTTATTGATCTTGCTGACACAGCAGTTGTTGTTGGTAACTATAATACAGAATCATTAACATCTGTAGCTGCAGGTGGTTCAAACGGTGAACCATATGGTACAGAAACTGTTAACGCTACTAAGTTTAGTGTAGACAGATACGGAAGAATTACTACAGCAACTAACGTACCTATTGCCACAGCAACAGAAGGTTCTAAGTACGATACTTATGGTGCTGGTACGACATATAATAGATATGATATATTAGAAGCAAACGGTAAAGTATATCAAGCAATTGCTGACATCGCTGCTGGTGGTGGAGAACCATCTCATACCAGTGGTACCGTAGGCAGTTGGAGATTCTGCAATAACGTTGCTGTAGAACAGAAAGGATTAGCATCCTTTGCACAAGAAGATTTTGATGTTGATGCTAACGGACACGTAGGTATTGCATTAATGGGTGTTGATAACACTCAACTTCAAAACAATAGAGTTTCCTTTGCAGATGGTAACACCAAGGAAGACTTTGAATTAGACCAGGAACTAGATGCTAGTACTGGTTACAGAGGTTTCAACTATCTTAATTATGTTAAAGTTAATGACACCAGTGGTAATCTACTGTTTGGGGCAAATAATACGGGTGATGGTGGTGCTGGAGAGGTTGATATTAACGCGAGACTTTATTTCAGTGATGCGGACATTACCCTCGACGGAGGGGTTAACCAAACTCTAGACAAGACTGGAGATGGTAACTTAACATTCCAGTCAACTCAGAACTCTGGATCTGCACGTACATTTGATATTGCTATCACAAATGCTGGTGGTGGTACTGCAGCTTTAAACATTACTGCAGATAATGACATTACAATCTCTGCTACTAATGTAAGTAATAGAGTTAATGTAGAAGGATTCCAATTCCAAGATAATACTTTAAGTAGTACTAATGCTACTCTAGTATTAGACCCTAATGATGACGATGCTGTCTCAGGTCTAGTCCAAGTCCGTGGAGATCTACAGGTAGATGGTACAACAACTACAGTCAATTCAACTGTTGTAACAATTGATGATCCTATCTTTACACTGGGTGGTGATACTGCTCCAGGTTCAGATGATAATAAAGACCGTGGTATTGAGTTCAGATACTATGATGGATCTGCTAAGATAGGTTTCTTTGGATGGGATGAGGACTATGCAGACGCTAATTTATGGTCTGGCACTGGTGGATATAGGTTTATCGACTCTGCCACTAACACCTCTGAAGTATTCGCTGGCACAGACTCTCCTCTTATCGCTGGTAACCTCAGGCTTACCACTAACACAGGATCCACGTCCACCACTTCAGGTACTCTTGTCGTAACAGGTGGTGCAGGTTTCTCTGAGAATGTTCATATTGGTGGAACTGTTACTACTGCAGGACAGTCCGAGATTAATAATAACTTCCTATTAAAAGCAGATAATAAGTCATTTAATATACAGACTGGTGCTGGAGTAGATAAGTTTACTGTAGATTATGATAATGGT